TAAAGAAAACCCCTTGGAGCCAATGGTTTCAGGGGGTTTTTATTTTGGTCAAAAAATGAACGAAACAATATTTTTGGTCCTTGACCAAAATATGACCAAAAAAATTTGAAGTTATGAATTTAACTCCACAATTGATGAGACGTAATTCTCGTAATCCTTAATTCGATTTTGGTCAAGTTTCTTACTAATGTGTGAATAAACATCTGCTGTCACCATCATGCTTTTGTGACCTAATCGTTCTTGGATGTATTTCATGTCAGCTCCTGACTCTAAAAGGAGAACAGCATGTGTATGGCGTAAAGCATGAATTGGCATTTTATCAATATTAGATCTTTTTAAGATACGATTAAAAGCATTAAAAAGAGTAGACTTTGGCAGAAAGTTTCCGTCAACTCTGCAAAACACCAAATTGAGATCATGCTTATAATTATCCTGTAACATTTGTTTGTTCTCAAATTGCCACTTCTTATGTTTTTGCAAAGCAGTGGAAAGGGAAGAGCTAATTAATATTCTTCGTTTGGATTCATATGTTTTAGTTTCTTCAAATAGATCCTCAGCTGATTTTGCAGAGAAATCTAAGGTGTTAGTAATGTCTATATAATTTTCTCTTAGATTAATATTTGTCCATTGTAGAGCGGCAGCTTCACCTTTACGCATACCGGTTTCTATGAGTGATCTAAAAAAGATATAGTAAATATAGTTGTATTTATATGCTTCCTGAAGAAATTTTGGAATGTCCTCAGAAAGCATATATTCGAGAGAGTTTTTTTCTTGCTGTTTTTATTAGAAACAGTTGCACCATAACAAGGGTTTTTTGTGAGTTTACCTATAATGACAGCCTTGCTGAAAGCATTAAACATCGTACCGTGTATGATTTCCACAGTACGCTTGCTATAACCTTGACTGGTTAAATAGTTTAAGAATTTTTGATACATAATCGGCTTAATATCTGTAATTTTGATATTTTTGAAGTAGGGAAGGATATGATTCATGATGTTTCGTTCGTGGAGTTCATATGTGTTCTTTCTAACGGTGTCTTTTTTGTATTCATGTAGCCAATTGATCAGAAATTTTTCGAGTGACATGGTGCTTGTGTCCAACTCGAATCCTGCTGCTATTTGCTTTTCTTGTTCTGTTGCAGCTTGCTGAGCTTCTTTTTTTGTTTTAAAACCACTTTTTGATTTTACTTTGTATTTGAGTGTGAAAGGATCCTTAAAGGAAATACGATATTCCCACTTGTCTCCTCTCTTTCTGAATGTAGCCATAATAATCCTCCAATAAAATTTGTGGCTTATTAAAAAGGTATTTCATCTGGAAAAGTTATTTGACTTTCTTCAATTGATTTTTCTTGTTGTGTGTTATTTTTTATTTCTTCTTCCCATTTCTTCAAAATCTCTTCCTCATAAAAAGTAGATGTAGATCCACAACTTGTACAAAAGCGTGCATCACCCTCAAGTAATTCACCACACCCTTTAGCATGTGAATGCCAAAAAATACGTTGCTGATTGTAACCATACTCTATTTCTCCTGGAGCTAGGCCTGTACATTTATTAACTAAGTAAATTCCACAAACCTGACAATATTCTCCCATGACTTTTTCGTTAGAACATTTGGGACAATTTTTTGCATAATGTGAGTCTGTCAGTTCAATACTTGAATAAATCATATCAAAATAATCTCCTTTCCGTATTTCATAGTTCCCACAGATAAGACAATTGTTTGGGGATTCTTTAGTAAAAGAACTTTTGCAATTTGAGCAACAATATGTATTCTTCTTTTTCCATAAATAATCTTTAAAAATTTTTAGGGAAGGGTGCCTGTTAGAATAGGATACACCCATTCTAACTCCTTCAAGTAAAAAGTTATAAATATTGATAGAAGCTTCATATGATATGTTGCAAATTTCTGAAATGAAGTGTGGACTAGAAGGTTTTAACTCTCTTAGTACAGGAGCAGGAGCCAGTAAGTTTCTAGCAAAACAATTAGCCTCTTTCTCAAATACTTCATATTCTTCACTTGAAAGAGAGCTTCTTGAGAATATTGCTTTTCCGGTAATTTCATTGTGTTTTAACATGAAATGCCCTAACTCATGAGCTATTGTCCATCTTTTTCGGCCATCATTTTCAACAGTATCATTGTATAAAATTATATACTGTTTTTTTGATTTTATATACCAGCAACAGCCTTCTTCAGAATTGGCTATTTCACAAACTTCATCAATAGTAAGACCCCATTTTTTTGCATACCATGTATATTTCTTTATTTTAAGGTTAGCAAAATTTTTAGCTAATCTCTTTACTTTTATTGGTAGTTCGTTAGCTCCACACATTTTGAGTAGATCGTGAGCCTTTTTTTCTGCTTTTTTGTAGTTAGCTTTATAAATCATCTTCTTCATCATCATCTTCCTCAAAAGCGTCAACAAAAGATAATTTTATCATTTCAACCATACGATCCATTCTGTCTCGTTCCGATTGAGTTTTTAGTTTCTTCTTAGCTCTTTGTATTTGGTATAGGTCATCATCTAATAGAGAGACCTTACTGTTAGGATCGTCAGAACGCCCTAATAAATAATCAGTTGTAACGCCAAAAATCTTCGATAATTCTAGAAGAACGTTGCCTGGTGGAACAACTCTCCCCGCTTCATAATTTGCTATATTAGTTCTTTTCATTTCTAATCTTTCTGCAAGTGCTTCTTGAGACAGATTAATTTCTTTTCTTAGTTCTCGTATACGCAAACCCATGCGTTTTTTTTCTTCTGGATTCAATTTATTAGTCCCCCTAATAATAAAATTCATTTTAAATGACGTTTTTAGGGTTGACGTGTTTTTAAATGACTGATATTATGAGGTTGTCAATTTAAAGCACAAAAATATCAGAAAGGAGATTATTTAATGAATACACGTCGTAGAGAGCAATTTCGAAAGTATAGAAAACAATTTCAAATCTCTCAACGTCAACTTTCTTTAGCTTTAAATGTTAGTGAAAGTCATATCCGAAATATTGAAAGTGGACGTGGTAATCCTGATGTAAAACTTCTTTTCAAGATTGCAAATTATTTTGGCACAACTGCTGAAGATCTTTTTCCTGACCTAGCAGAAGAGCGGATTTAGTCTTTCTTCACCTTATGTCAATATTATAAACCGTCAATTAAAATAACGCAAGGAGAAGTAACGCTTTAAACTTCCTTATTTTATGAAATTTATTATGAAAAGGAGAGGTGTTTAAGTGATTCTAAATATAGTTAAAAGAAGAAATCAATTATTTATGGATAGTCGTCAGGTAGCTGAAGTAACAGGTAAAAGGCATGATCATTTAATACGTGATATTGAACAATATTTGAAGATCATAAGTCAAAACCCAACATTGGGGGCTGATCAATTTTTCTTGGAGAGCACCTATAAAGCCGGTACGGGAAAGAAATATAAGAATTTTCTCCTTACTCGAAAAGGCTGTGACATGGTTGCAAACAAAATGACCGGTGAGAAGGGTGTTCTGTTTACAGCTGCTTATGTAACGAAGTTTGAAGAAATGGAAAACAAACTTAAGCCCAACATTCCTCAGTCATTACCAGAAGCTTTACGGCTTGCTGCTGATCTGGCAGAAAAGAATGAAAATCTTCTATTAGAAAACGCACAGAAAAATCAAATGATAAATGAATTACAACCTAAAGCTTCTTACTATGATTTGGTTTTACAGAATAAATCCTTACTCTCAATCAGCAAGATAGCAAAAGACTACGGAATGAGTGGAACTAAGATGAACAAACTTTTGCATGAGTTAGGAATTCAATTTAAACAGGGGAACAGCTGGTTGTTATATCAGAAATACGCTGATAAAGGTTACACACAAAGTAAGACACATGCAATCGATTCAGAAAAAAGCAGACTGCATACTTATTGGACTCAAAAAGGCCGATTGTTTATTTACGAAACGTTAAAAAGTAAAAGAAGCATTCTGCCAATAATTGAACGAGAAGAGCGTGCTTCGTAAGGGGGAACAAGAATTGTTTGAATTAACAATGAAAGCAGATTCTGATTCATTTAGAAATAATCTCTATGATTTGCTTCAGGAAGTTGCTGCTTCAATTATAGAAGACCATAAACAAGAAAATGAACTTCCTTACATGATCAGTAAAGCTCAGCTAGCTAAACATATATTTAATGTCAGTTCTCAAACACTTGATGTTCACGTGATTAATAGACCAGACTTTTCAAAGTTTAAAGTTGGCGAAAGAATATTGTTTCCACGAGACATGGTGCTTGATTGGATTAAAAAGCATATTGAGGTCGTTGAAAAAATCAAACTAAACAATTAAAGGGAGAGAAGGAAAGTGAAGATCAAAAGGAGGTGACGAAATGAGCGACAAACTAAATAAAACAACCCCTGCGGCAACAGAGGTTGAGTCTAAACTTTTTCGACGAATTGGTATTGCGAGTTATCAAATTAAACAGCAAAGAATTAGTGAATGTCCAACTGATAATTTAAAAAGCACACTGAGTGTTGAATTCTTATTTATCAGTCGGAATTCAGGTGTTGAAAAATTCGATAAGTTTTTGAAAGACTTAGCCCTATTCATTGAAGAACAGAGCAATTAAACCTAGAGGCCAATTCTAGACTTAATAAACGCAGCTGCGACTTGAGACACAGTAGGTAATGACACACTAGCGAGTTGGGAAATTTTCGCCTTAGTGTCTTTCCAAATACCATCGTCTCTTATGTTGTCCAAAAATTCATGTCCGGAAAAGGAAATTGAAGAAACAACAATGTCCCATATCTCACCATCGCCTCTTTGGATAGAACCTATAAGGTATTCATTTTCAATTAGTTTAGTGACACAGTAAATTGTTTCATCTTGACCAAACTTGTCTGCGATTTTAGAAGATTTGATATCGTTTAAATAGATATCATCATTGAGACCTAGGTTTTCTTCAAATTCAAGCATTAGCAATCTAACACAATCATGATTCAGTTTCATAGTTTCACCCCCTATCTAAACAGATAGGAACATTATACCAATGATTGGAAAGAAGGAGAAATATGGATCTAAATCAATTTTTAAAAGCTGACCGTGAAAAAGCAGCAAGGTTGATTAAATCACTTCACTTTCTTGTTGATGAGTTACTAACCGATCCTATAACAGATCAAGATTTTGAAGGATGTATAGAGATAGCTGGATCAGTTATTACGAATTGTAAGGAACTTAAACGGATTGAGCAGTCGGAACATATAGTCCAGCTACACGCATCAAAATTTGAAGATAAAGATTTCAAATGTAACGAGACCGATGAAATAAATTTAAAGCGCAAAAAGTATTGAATGATATAAATTTTGCCTAAAAATTTTTTGTTTTATGGTTGACTCACCATAAAAAACATAATTTTTACCCCAGAAACCACATAAGTTAGGAACTATTTTTATGCATTATTTAAAGAATAAAATATATATAGAACCAAAAAAGCCCACACTGCAATGTGGACTTAAAAAAACAAAAGCAAGTTCCATTTTAAATGGAACCTTTAACAAAATCAATTAGAGGAAGGTGTCTCATTTGAATCCATTACAGGATTTTGAACTAAATGAAATTAATAACGGCGAACTGCCGGGAGACCATCCACAGTTTGAAATTACTGATATGAACAGCCTTAATTGGGCTTTCCGGAAAATAGCTGCTCTCAAGTCGCAAGAAAAGGAAATCAAAGCGCTGGCAGTAACAGAAAAGCAACGTATTGAAGAATGGGAAAGGCAGGAGCTTAAGCCTTTAAGTGACAGTCTTTCATTCTTTGAAAACCTAGTTAGCGTCTATCATACAAAGCAGTTGCAAGAAGACCCGAAGGCAAAAACACTTTCCACACCTTATGGGAAATCTAAAAGCCGGACAACCAAAGCATCGCCTAAAGAAGTGGACAAGGAAAAACTTCTGCATCATGTGAAAGATGCTGGCATGACTGAATTTATAAAAGAGTCTGTGGCATGGGGTGATCTTAAAAAGACACTGACTGTCACTGAGCTTGATGGGAAACCGATCGTAATTGATTTAAATGGACAAGCTGTCCCAGGAGTAGAAGTGCAACCGGAAACAGTCAACTTCAAAGTGGAGGTATAAGCCATGTTTCAAGTAACAGATGCACAGCGTCAAAAGGAAAAAGCAATTGTTGGATTTATTGGTACGAGTGGTTCCGGTAAAACAGCCGGAGCGCTGCTAGTAGCTTATGGAATGATGCGGGAAGCATACCCAAAAGCAAGCGATGAGGAAATTTGGTCTAAGATCGGCGTTGTTGATACCGAGCACCGTCGAGCGAAACTATACGCTAATTTACAATTTGATGAAATTCGTATAGGCAGCTTTAAGCATATTGATTTTACGCCGCCTTACACAACCGAACGTTATCAAATGGCCGTTGAGGCAATTAAGAACGCAGGGGCCGAGGTGGTTGTAATTGATTCACTTTCCCACAACTGGCAGGGGGAAGGTGGAATTGTTGAAACACACGGCAGCATGTCCGGCAACTCTTTTCAGAACTGGGGCAAACTTGCTCCGGAAACAACCAAGCTAATCAAAACTTTGACACAAAATAATGTTCATATCCTGGCAACAATGAGAACAAAAACAGAGTATGTTGTCGAGCCCGATAACAACGGGAAAATGGCCCCTCGTAAGGTTGGGACCAAGCCAGTACAAAAAGATGAAATGGAATATGAATTTATGCTTAATTTCACAATTAGCATTGATCATATGGCCGAAACGTCTAAGGATAATACACGCATGTTTGAGGGTTCTTCCTTAAAATTAAATCCTGATGTTGGCCGTAAACTTTACAAATGGCTTGAGCTTGGAATTGATGTAAAAGCAGAGGAAGAAACCGAAAGAATCGGCTTAATTACTCATATTAAAACTTTGATTGAAGGTAACGAGAAGGCAGCTCAAATGATTGAAGAATTTCAGATTAAAGCCAATCAGAAATTGGATCAATGGAATGTCAAACTTGCTAACGCTGCAATTGATAGATTAAACGGCGTCTTGGGAGGTGATCAAGGTGAAAATTGATACAAAGCTCGAGACGATTCGTGAACATGCCAGCATATCAGATATACCCTGGCTAATTTCAGAGATTGATAGATTAAACAGTGGCATAGATAGTGTAATTTATGATTTGCGAAATGAAGACACCATCGATCCGTATGTATTGGATCAAGTAATTCAAAATCTTGTAACCGTTCTGAACGGTAAATAAAAAATTTGGAGGAATTAATATGTTTACAGTAGATCACAGCAAAGGCGATTCATTTGAACCAATTAAACCAGGAGAATATGAAGCAACAGTTATCAATTTTGAAGCCAAAACAGCAGCTACGGGAAATGAGCGACTTGTCGTAGATTATGAAATTCGTTCAGATGTTGAACAGCCATGTCAGGGGCAGAAAATTTTATATGATAACTTCACGGTTACAGAAAACGCTATGTGGCGATTCCACCAGGCATCAAAAGCCGCAGGTTTTCCAAACGGCATGAAATTTAAGGATCATCTTGAATGGGCGAATGCTTTCTTAAATAAACCAGTTCGTCTTGTTGTCGGAGAAAGAGAGCATAACGGGAAAAAGTATCCCGAAGTAAAAGCGTTTAAGCCGTCCGAAGCATCGGCCCCGAATGATGACCCAATCAATATCAGTGACGACGATGTACCTTTTTGATCATAGAAAACACAATTGAGGGAGTGTTTAGCTCCCTCGTTTTTAAAGGGGAGTTATTACATGTACGAATTTAAGAACATACCGCAAGAGCTCAAAAACGCCCCTCAATGGATATTATGGCGTTCCGAAGAACGTGACGGCAAGAAAACAAAAGTGCCGTATCAGATTGACGGCAGCATGGCACAATCCAGTAATAAAAGAACCTGGTCAACATTTCCGACCATTTCAAAATTTTATAATAATCGAGACTACGACGGGATTGGCTTCATGTTTTCAAAAGATGATCCGTTTATAGGCATAGATATTGATCATTGTGTCGAGGACGGGGTTTTGTCGCCATTCGCTCAAGAAATTGTTGATAGTGTAAGCAGCTATACCGAATTTTCACCAAATGGAGAAGGTGTCCACATTATTGCCAAAGGTAAGATACCATTACGGGGACAGGGCACAGGAAGAAAAAACCCCGAACTTGGATTGGAAGTATATCGACACGGCCGCTATTTTACCTTTACTGGTAACAGTCTCGGAATCGGGGCAATTGAAGAACGATCGGACAAGCTCAAGGAGCTCTTTAATAAATATTTGAAGGACAAAAAAGAAGAAACGAAAACATCTAGCCCGCCTGTTGCTTCATCCCGTGATATGAATAATCTTTCTAATAAAGAGATATGGGAAAGGATGTTCAACAGCAAGAACGGGAAGAGCATTCAAGATTTGTTTAATGGTCATTTGATAAACGAGGATCATTCTGCCACAGATATGGCCCTGTGTAATCATTTGGCGTTTTGGACCGATAAAGACACTTCAAAAATGGATTCGATGTTCCGTGAAACGGGATTGTATCGGGAAAAGTGGGATCGGCAACATTCATCCGATGGTGCTACATATGGAGAAATGACTATTGCAGCTGCCGTTTATTCTACTCATAAAACAATATCTGATTTGATGGAAGAACAGCAGGATCAGCCGTACGAGGTGTATATTTCTCATCCTGATAATTCTCAAGTTGAGGATACCGAAGAAATTATAGATACGCCGCCCGTGTTTCATTTGACGGAACTAGGGAACGCCGAAAGGCTTGTCTATTATCACGGAAAAAATATCCGGTATTGCAATGAGCTTGAATGGTTAATTTGGAATGGGAAGATGTGGGAAGAAGACAGTAAACGAAAAATAGAGGCTTTAGCTGCTCAAACATTGCGTGCCATTTATGGTGAAGCAAAAGCAACGGAAGACGGGTACAAAAAAAAACAACTGAACGACTGGGCAAAAAAATGCGAGCGCCGCAATATTCGTATGAATACGATTTTAGATACACGGCCGATGGTTGCCGTTAAAAAAGAGGAGCTTGATTCTCATAAATATCTGTTTAATTGTGAAAATGGTGTGATTGATTTAAAGACAGGTGAGATATTGCCACATGATCGAGATTTACTCTTTACTAAAATTTCAACAGTGGCTTATCAAAAAAACGCAGAATGTCCAAACTGGAAAGCATTTTTAGAAAGTATTTTCATAGATGAAAACGGGCAGCCGAACTATGAAATTATTAATTTTATGCAAAAGGCCATTGGCTATGCATTAACGGGTGATACGTCTGAACAAGTCATGTTCTTTCTGTTCGGAAACGGCCGTAATGGTAAATCTACATTTATCAATACTGTTCAACAACTACTTGGAGACTATGGGCGGCAAACGAACAGCGATACATTTATCAAAAAGAAAAATGATAGCAGCATTAATAATGACATAGCCCGCCTTGATGGTGCACGCTTTGTGTCGGCTGTAGAGAGTGAAGAAGGCCAGCAACTTTCTGAATCATTAGTGAAGCAGATCACCGGAGGCGAAAAGATGTCCGCCCGTTTCTTGCGTCAGGAGTATTTTGAGTTTACACCGGAATTTAAAGTGTTTTTTACGACAAACCATAAACCAATTGTAAAGGGAAGCGATGAGGGTATATGGCGACGCATTCGATTAGTTCCTTTTACGGTTACGATCCCAAAGGAAAAAGTAGATAAGAAGCTGCCGCAGAAACTAGCTGCAGAAATGCCAGGTATTCTAAGATGGGCCGTTGAGGGTTGTTTGAAATGGCAAAAAGAAGGGCTCAAGGAGCCGGAGGTCATAAGGAAAGCAACCGAGGGATATCGAGAAGACATGGACATTTTAGGGCCGTTTCTTGCTGAAAGATGTGTTATTCATCCAACTGCAAAAATCGAGGCAAAAGAAATCTATAAGGAATACAAAGATTGGTGTTATGAAAATGATGATGTTGAATTAAAAAACCGCGCCTTTTATCGTCAATTAGAAATTCGAGGTTTTAAAAAAGGAAAAGGCGCAAAAAATAAGACATTTATTCATGGAATGACATTAATTCAGTATGCAGGAGGAAGTTTCTTACAGAGTGACGATGGTCGGGTTACTGAAAGGGTTACTGAATTTACTTCAAAAAGTAACCCAAATAAGGTTACTTCAATCAATAGAAAGAAGCTCTAACCATTGATATATAAGGGTTTTTAATGTTTTACATTTTTTAGGGGTTATTAAGGGTTACTTAATTTCTATGTTCCTCTCACATGAAAATTAATTAATAAAAAATAATATATATATAAGTATATAGACTTTAATAGAAAAATAGATAACCTTTGATAACCCAGTAACCCGAAAAAGGCTGAAAGCCTTGATATGATTGAGTTTTTAAAGGGTTACTGAAATTTTAGTTCGCTAACCCTTTACTAACCCTTTTTTAAAAGAGGTGGGAAAAATGCACCCGAAACAAATTTGTGCAGACATAGAAACGTTGGGCGCTCGTTTGGTTCTCGATGGTAACGATCTTTATATTGAAAATCCTGAAAACGTCTATCAAAAACTTGTGGAATTTGTGCAGTCATACAAGAAACGAATTATTCGATATTTGAAAGGCGAATACTCGGATCATGAACATAATGTGAAACAAACAATAGATAAAATCATTAATTATTACATGGGCATTGCTCAAGACTTAAATAAAAAAATAGATGACTGGTTCAATCATGATTATGAATCAGTTATGAAGGTGATGAAATTGCTCGTTTTATTTTGGGAGAACGGATGGAGAGACCTTGACACTTCCGTTTCAAATTTTGAAAGTGAGGAAACGGACAAACTCTCATTAGAAATTTATGAGAGGGCCATGTCTTATTTTAAGGGGAATAAATCATGACTATTATTCATTACAGCTATTCTGACACAGAATTAAAAAAATTTTAGGCAGCATGATCATTATTGTGGATACGAGAGAACAGAAGAATCAACATGTTCTTGACTATCTCCGCAAAAAGAATGTATCCATCAAATTCAAAGGGATGAAGACGGGCGACTATTCCGCAATGATTCCCAAAAATGAGGAATATGGGATCAATAGAGATATGTATTTAAACGCAGCTATCGAAAGGAAAAACGGAGTTGATGAGCTTGTTCAATCCATTAAGGACCGTTCCAGGTTTGAAAATGAATTGATTCGTGCATCAAAAAACCCTTTTACTCTTCTTGTGGAAGACCTGGAAGGGTATCAAAAGATACTCAACGGAAAATATCGTTCAAAATATGAACCTAAATCGCTGCTTGGTAGCTTGAAAACATTTGAGGTTCGTTACAATTTCTCAACGGTTTTTATTAATCCAAGTGCGACCGGAAACTATATCTATCATCATTTTCATTACATGGCCCGTGAATTACTAAAGGGGGGCTTGATGTGAATGAATTAATGAAGGCCCTTTATATTGAGCGAAAAAAGGATGAAATCAAAGCGCAGCTGCTTAAAATGGGATATTTTAAAACGCCTGATGGTCGGCAGTTGTATGAACTTTCACTAGATGAATTAGACGGAATATTCAAAAAACAATTGATTGAAAGGGGAAAATAAAAATGGCGTTTGTAGGTTTTGAAGAATCACACGAGGTGCGGCAGCTGGCTAAAAATTTAATTGATGAACACCACCCACATTTAAAAGATTCGATTGAGCATATTGGGTTCTATATTCGAGAAGGCAGCAGCAAATGGGCGGGGAAAGCGAAAAAATGCACGGCCTTTGAACGCCATATGACCGATTACATGCTTTTCGTATTTGTAAATAAGGAAGCCTGGAAGGCAATGAACAAAAAACAGCGTGCCGCCCTGGTTGATCATGAACTTTGTCATTTTACACGAACTAAAACGGAAGAACCTGACCCGAAAGATGCGAGGAATTGGATTACTGTGTACGGGCCCGCCGATGATCCTGACAGCTGGGGAATACGAGAGCATGATGTGGAGGAGTTTTCCGAAATCATTGAACGTCATGGTCTTTGGGATACGGGTATTGAATCATTCGCGGCAGTTGTGCGGGAGGCTGATCACCAAATGAATATTGATGATGTAAACCGTATAACAAGGGTGAAGTAAATGAGAAATCGTCTATTTATCTTTTATATCGTGTTTGGATCGGTTTCCGTTATGGCTGTTATGAATATGAATTAAGGAGGCAATGAAAGACTTGAGATTACAAGACATTCCAAGTAAAATTATAAATATTGAGAATTTAGACAAAAAGGAGCCTTTCGTTTTAGTTTTTTCTGGTGGCGTATTGAAATATACACAATTACCGCCGCATGGTGAAACGAAAATTGTCACTCATAATAACAAAGTGACTCGATTGCTTTTTAACGAAGGCGAACTATTTGAATAAAACCGTTCTACCGGAAAGCCGGGGGGCACTGATCATGACAGCATAGCGCTGTTTGGTTGGTGTCCCTTTTTTATATTCAGAAAAGAAGAAAACGAGGTGTAAATCTATGTCCAAAAAAGAACTGATGTTCCCGAGAACAAACGTGCCCAAAATCGCACGCATGAGCTTTCATATGAAGAGATAAAGGAACTCATGGGTATTTACCGCCCTACATATAAAAGAAGCCGTGGCGGGGCGTTAAAAGCAAATAATGGGGAGGGTATTTTATGTTGGGTGAACCACCTGAAATAGATAAAAAAGAAACGAGAAAAAGAGTTGAAAGTATACTAGACAATTATCGTTTATATCTTCTTCAAGTTCCCGATGACATGCTGCCTAAAATAACGGCCGGATTTAGTATCGTGCCGCCAGCTGCGACGAATGCTTTTCATTCTTCTACAGAGAGTACGGCCATAAAACGTATTGAGTGGGAGCAAAAACGAAATGCATATCTTGAGAGAGTGCAAAAGGCTGTCAATCGTCTTCCGTATAACGAGAGACAGATCGTTATAAAACGTTACATGCAACAAGAACCCGTTTTCGATTACCAGGTTTATAATGAAATCGGCATGAGTGAAAGATCATATACACGCTTGAAAGGAAAGACGTTCCTAGACCTGGCGTATGCGCTCAATGAAGTTGTATTTAAAGCACCCGTTTAGAGGTGTTTTTTTGTTCGACAAGTTCTGCAAAATATAAAATTTTATAAGTGGAGGTCGATAAAAGATGGGGGTGAAAGAATTGACTAGAAATTATAACGAAGCTAAATCTACAATAAAATATTTAAAAAAACGTTATGGTAAATTTTATAACTTAACTAATGATGGACAAAAGGAACTTCAAAAATCAATTATTTTAGATCATAACAAAGATGATTTAAATAGAATGTTGAGAAGAATTAAAGTTGATATAGAAGTAGCCAAAGACACACAAGCGATTAGCGTCCTACCACCATATAATTTCTTATTGGTGATGATTGCATCCCTAGGTTCTGCCGGTGTGGCGATGTTGACTGGTGGTATGTTATTCTTGAACAGCGTTTTTAGTAAGTATTTAGATTCTAAAGAAGTTAGCAAGACGGAAGCCTCAGATATCCTAAATGCAATAGACATCGGATCAATTATTCAAATTGGGGTAATAGCCGTTAGTTTGCCTTTTTTTATAATTTTTATTGTCTGGGGATTCCATTCTAAGAGTGTGACGAAAGATGTAGATAAAAACTATATCATAAAGATATTATTGGAAGAATGTCTAGAGGATTACAATAAGGTAACTCAACAAGTGGTACCAGCGAAACAAAATTAAAATGAAATTTAAGCGCCCTTCGAGGGTGCTTTTTGTATTGGCGTAAAACTGGCGTGTTTTTGGCGTAATGTTGGCGCAGCATGACGGGAAAAGGGTTGTAATATTGTATTATGTGATAAATTGATAGGGCGGCTTTCGAAGGAGGTCGTTTTTTCGTTCGACAAATTTTGCGATTACTTCAGTAGTTATGTCTCCTTCCGATATAAATCCGGGAGGTAATTATAATGATAGATATAAATAAGATATTGTTTTATTTTTTGCGGGTTATGTTTTATTTGGTGGTGGTGATCAAAAAAACTATGATTTTTATATTTATTCCATCAAAAAATTCTTCCGTAAGACTTATCCAGTTGATAATATGGGGAATTTCAGTTTCTATAATTTTGTTGCTTTTTCACGTTTCGATGGAAGTGCTTGAAGTTATGATTTTTCTGTTATTTAATTTAATTTATTTGTCTGTTAATTATTGGGTTGTAACTTTTGTTTTCTATTTAAATAGCAGGAATGACCCAATATATATAAAGAATTTAAAGAGTAATGATTTTTTGCATGAGATGCCGAAAACCAATGACATTATATTAGAGATTCAAAAAATAAAGAAATCTATCAATGATTGGGCAGAAAAAGATAAGGAACAAGATATAGCAAGATTAAAGTTATTAAGAATATTTGATAAAGTTAGTTCAGATAAAAAAAGGTTTAATTTCTTTAGTAATTCGATAATAACTTTAATCCTTGGTTTAACGACTTCTGTCATCTTAAATAAGGACGTAATAAAGTATCTTGACTATACACAAGGGGCAACTTCAATTGATAAAAGTTTTATTAATTATACTAATGGAGTAACTTTGCTTTTACTGGGATTAATTTATGCGAGTAAATTCTTAGTTCTAGGTCACAGGATTAATAAAAAGAACGAGCTTTATGAAGAACTTCTTAATGATCTTATTTTAGAAAAAATTGAAGAAAAAAAGGTTGAGACTGAAAATACTTCAAGTTCCAATAACTAGCCAAACTTATTCAAAATATGTCTAATCAATGTTTAATTTAATATATATGTATTATGGCGCTTTCCCAAAAGGGAGGGCGTTTTTCGTTCGACAAAATTTGCAATCCCTTCAAATTATCCAATTTAGTTCGATAATTCATATGAACATATACATTGGGGGAAATTAGATTGAGAGAAAAATTTCGCGAGTTTTATTTTGATAAGAATGATGAAAGAATTTGGAAAGAATCTATCATTGTTTTAGATACAAATGTTTTACTCAACTTGTATAGATATACCAAGGAAACATCAGATCAAATACTTGGATTGCTAAAAAAGTATAGCGACCAATTGTGGATACCTCATCAAGTAGCTTTGGAATATCATTATAATAGAAAGACAGTAATCATGGAGCAAAACGGGTCATATAAAAAAGTGTGTAGTGCATTTAATGCTATTCCAAATAAAGTGAAAGATTTGCTAAATCAGGATTTGAGTAGTTATAAAAAAAGGCACAAAGAAGATGTGGAAGAATTCATTAAGGTTATTGAAAAAGTTACTGAAGATCAAATAAAAAAATTAAATGAAAATGTTGTTGAATACGACTTAAATAAAGATGATGTTATAAAGACAAAAATTACAGAGCTTTATTATAATAAAGTCGGAGAACCTTACAACGAAGAACAGATGAAAAAATTGGAAAAAGAAGCAGATAAGCGTTTGAATATGGAGATTCCACCAGGATATAAAGATTTCAACAAAAAGAATGGACTTAAGTTTTATAATGGCGTTATTATACAAAATAAATATGGGGATTTAATTCTATGGAAGCAGTTGTTAGATTTTGCTGTTAGAAACGATACTAATATTATATTTCTTACTGATGAACAGAAAGAAGATTGGTGGTACAAACTGAAAAATAAAATAATCGGACCTAAAGTCGAATTGCTAAATGAGTTTACAAGTTTAACCAACAAGGAATTCCATATGTTTACCTCACTAGGTTTTGTGGAACGACATGAGAGTGACTTAAATCCGGATACTGTTTTAGAAGTAAGGGAAGCAAGTGAAGAAAATGAAATAAGTGATATTCTTGCTGATTGGAGTGAGGAGCAACTTATTTCAATAAAACGTATTTTAGATGAGATTTCTGATGATAACAATAGTAAATACAGTGATGAAAGTTTTGACATTAAGGAATCGGATCCAAATGCACTTTCAATATTTTATCGTTGGTTCAGAAATAATCAAGATAGGTTTCGATTAGATAATTATAGTTTTGCTAGATTTTTTAATATTCTTGAGGATGATTTTGATATTTCTTTTGCTAAAAAAATAATGGAATTTTTATATAACGAGAATTTGGTGTACTCAGATAAAGAGAGAGGAATCATGATGATTAAGATGGACCTTTTAAAAAGTAAAGCCTATTTAGCTTTAATGAATAATGAAAATTTTTAAGCACCTTACTAGGTGCTTTTTATTTTGGGGTGAAATCATGAAAAAACCATTAAAACCATGCAATGAAGCTGGATGCCCTCAACTAACGCACGAACGATATTGCCAGCAGCACAAGACATCAAAGCCTTTATATGATCTGTTCCGTGAATCATCGTCTCGCCGTGGATATAACAGCCGATGGCGTAAAGCGCGTGAAGGCTATTTAAGAAAGCATCCTTTGTGTCAGTCTTGTATGCTACAAGGCAAACGTATTGCTGCTACAGTAGTGGACCACATCAAACCGCATAAGGGAGATAAGAAACTGTTTTGGGATTCTTCTAACTGGCAGCCACTGTGTGCGTCCTGTCACAGTAGGAAGACCGCTAAAGAAGATGGGGGGTTTGGAAATGGATTATAAAAAATGTACATGTGATCAGTGCGGAACAATCTTCATAGTTAAATATTGTTCTAGGATTATGAAGGTCGGCCGTGGAATCAAACGTCACTTTCTTGTATGTCCAGGGTGTAAAGCTGAGTACACATCCTACTATACAAACGCGGAAATCAGAAAGCAGCAAAGCAGGATCAGTAAGCTGTACTATGCCATTCGAATGACGAGGAACAACAGCCTACTTGATCAACATCATAAGAAAATGGATTCAATACGAGCAGATTTAGAAAGAGACATGAATCAGCTTCGCATCGAAGTTGAAGGCCCCCTGGGTTAAATCCCTAGAAACGATTTGCCGTAGACCGCGTCTCCCTCAACATCGCGAGAAATTCCCTAAATGAAAATTCGGAAGGAGGTGAGGGGATGGCAAGGCCGAGACAACCAGTTGACTTGTTGCTAGTGAAAGGGAAGAAAAACCTTACCAAGAAAGAGATTGAAGAAAGAAGAGAGCAGGAAATTAAGGCACCAGATGACAAAGTGAAAGCTCCTTCTTACTTACCAAAAGACTTAAAAAGAGAATTCAAAAAGATAGCGGACGAGCTAAAAAACATCGGAATTATCACGAATTTAGATGTTGATGCGCTTGCCCGTTTTTTGTTTGCAAGAAAACAATATTTACAAATAACAGAAATCATATTGGATACGCCGATTACAGCACTCACCGAAAATTCAGATGGTGAAAAATTTGAAATTGCGAATCCTGCTTATAGTGATCTTCTTATAAATCAAGACAAGCTGTTTAAACAATGCAGACAAGCATCAAGTGATTTAGGATTAACCATTTCCTCTCGCTGCAAACTTGTCATTCCGAAAAAAGATGATGGGAAACCGAAGTCAAAAGAAGAAGAACGCTTTGGAGGACGCATGTAATGCTAACGCAGGAAATGACCGCAGAGCTTTTAATTGAGCGTGTATGGTCATATTGTGAAAAGATCCAAACGGGGGAAATAAAAGCAGGAAAGAAGCACAAGCGGGCTGTTCAGAGGTTCTTTAAAGACGTTGAGCGGTTAGCAGATGAAGACTGCCCGTATTATTTTGACGCAGAAGCAGTCCTTGATTTTTATGAATGGGCCAAACAATTTAATCATGTTGAAGGCGTATTGGCTGGTAAACCTATTGAGCTTACAGACTTTCAGTTATTCATGGCTGCTAATATCTATGGGTTTTACAAAAAGATCAATGGTGCAAGGCGTTTTAGAAAGGCTTATATTCAGTTAGCGAGAAAAAACGCGAAATCACAATTGTTGGCTATCATGGCTTCATATGAAATCTTTCCCACTAAGGAAAAACATCGTGTGTTCATTGCTGGTTGGTCAAGGGAGCAGTCAGATGAAGTCTACCAAGCAATCCTTGAGCAACTACAGCACGCACCTATTTTAGAGGGGAAATACACAGACGCTAACGGGCAGGTCACAAAATACGCAACAAATTCAATTATCAAACCGTTATCCCGTGAAGCCCGAAAGGTTGGAGACGGAAAAAACCCATCACTAGGGATAGTCGACGAATATATGTCTCATGAAACAAGTGAAATATATGATGTTATTGATAGCGGTATGGTAGCCCGTCGTAGCCCTTTGATGATTATTATTACTACTGCAGGTTTCAACTTAAACGGGCCGTGTTTTAAAGAGTACCAATATGTTTCCAAAATTCTTGATCCCGTCATAGAAATTGAAAACGATGATTATTTTGTTATGATCTGTGAGCTTGATCCCCAAGACGATATAAAGGATGAATCGAACTGGATCAAGGCAAATCCGATAGTCGCAACTTACCCGGAGGGGATGGAATCACTAAGGGCAGCGTTAAAAGTTGCATTAGATGTGCCTGAAAAGATGAGAAGTTTCCTTACAAAAAACATGAATGGATGGGTTGATCAAAAAGACAACGGATATATGAAAATGTCTAAATGGCGGGCCTGTCATGGTGAAATACCTGATCTAAAAGAAATGGCGATCTATCTTGGTTTAGATTTATCTATGACAACGGACTTGACTTCTGTCGGGTGGGTTGGCGTTCTTGATGGTTTTTATTATGTCGGCCAGCATTCCTTCATTCCAGAGGAAAAGGCAAAAGAGAAAATGGCTACTGATAAAGTGCCTTATGATTTATGGCGTGATCAAGGTTGGATGACATTCACACCAGGGGAGGCGGTTGATTATCAATTTGTTGAAAGGTGGATTGTTGAATTTGCCCAAGTCAACAAATTAAGGGTCATTGAAGCTGCTTACGACAAATGGAATGCGTTGCACCTTGCACAACGGCTTGAGAGTAAGGGATTTAATATGGTTGAGCTGCCGCAAAGGATTCAGCATCTTTCTTTACCCACAAAGGATTTCAGACAAAAGGTATACGAGGGAAAGGTCGTTCATGGGAACGATCCTCTTTTAACTTTTGCATATAATAACGCAATCATTAAACAAGACGCTCAAGAAAACATCATGTTAGACAAAGCGAAGTCACCACAAAGAATAGATCCAGCTGCAGCCGTTATGAATGCTTTTGCTAGGGCCATGTATCACGATATGGGTGCAAACGTTGACTTAAACGAACACTTTTCAGGAAATTTCAGTTTTTAGGATGTGAGAGAGTGAAAAAATTTATTGTTCTTCTTAAATTAATACTAAACGACTTGCTGTTTATCGGAGGGTGCGCCTTTATTCTGCTGGCAGCGTATAGGATAAATACAAACATCGGTCTATTTCTGACGGGTGTATTTTTTATGTTTTATGCCTACTTGCTGTCAAGTCACGCGCGGCAGAAAGAGAGGTGAAATAAATGTTTATAGACAAGTTTTTTGAAAAACGATCCAACTCAACATCATCAATAGACGGTTTCAGTCAGTTGATCAATCTTTTCGGAGGCAGAGAAACGGCAAGTGGTGAAAGAGTCAGTGAAAGCAATTCACTTGTACAACCGGACATTTTTGCATGTGTGAATGTACTGTCTGACGACATCGCAAAGCTACCGATACACACATTTAAAAAAGAGAGTCAAGGAGTCAACAGAAACCCTAGTCACCCATCTGCCTATGTAATCTACGCAAGGCCGAATCCATACATGACTGCTTATGTGTGGAAAAAGCTGATGATGACGCATGTCCTCACATGGGGAAATGCCTATTCCATGATTGAATTTGGGGCACATGGCTTCCCTGAAAATCTTTACCCGTTGCGGCCAGATGCAACTAAAGCATACATCCATCCCGACTCAGGGAGGCTCTGGTACCAAACCAACGTTAACGGAAGAACGATGGAACTATATGAACACCAAGTGCTGCATTTTAAAGGTTTATCTACGGACGGCATACACGGTAAGTCGCCTATCGGGGTAGTGAGAGAGCATATAGGCGCTCAAGCAGCTGCCACAAAATATAACGCAAAACTATATAAAAACGAAGCCACGCCGCGCGGCATCCTAAAGGTTCCATCCTTCTTGGATGAGAAGCCCAAGGAAAACGTAAGGAAAGAATGGCTGCGGGTCAACCAAGGTGAAAACATAGCCATTATTGACAATGGACTAGAATATCAATCTATTGCCATGCCGTTGCAAGAAGCCCAATTCGTCGAGTCGATGAAGTTCAACAAAGCGCAGATTGCAATGATCTACAAAGTTCCTTTGCACAAGATCAATGAATTAGATAAAGCCACTTTTTCAAATATTGAGCACCAGTCCATCGAATATATGAAAAACACCTTGCAACCTTGGATAGTGAATTTTGAACAGGAGTTAAATATCAAACTGTTTACCGACAGTGATCAAAAAAACGGCCATTATGTGAAATTCAATGTTGATAGTGAGTTGCGCGGAGACAGTAAGACACAAGCCGAGTATTTCAAACTAATGATCGAATCAGGAATATTAAATAAAAATGAAGTTCGTGACTTACTCGAAAGAAACCCTATCGAACATGGAGACAAATATCTTACAAGTCTAAACTATGTATCACTTGACTTTATGGAAGAATACCAAAGGCTTAAAGCTGGTTCAGCCATGAAGGGAGGTGACAGCAAGAATGAGTAAAGAAAAAGAAGTGCGGCTGCTCACGACGCCAATTGAGATCCGTTCCGAAGGAGAAGGACAAGCCGAATTTATAGAGGGATATGCCCTGAAGTTTGAAAAGTGGTCCGAGCGATTGGGGTGGTTCAAGGAGATCATAAGCAGGGATGCTTTAGAATCTACCGATCTATCAAATGTTATTGCATTGTTCAACCACAGAGAAGATTTTCCCCTAGCGCGAAATACCGTTTCAGGTGATTCAGGACGGCTTGAACTAGAAATAGATGGAATAGGTCTTAAATTTAGATTTAAACCGTCAGACACGTCATATGCGCGCGATCTCATGGAGAATATACGCAGCGGAGTTATTAATCAATGCTCATTTGCTTTTTCGTTGGATTATAACGGAGAAGAGCCTGACGAATGGCGCATAAATGAAAATGAAGACATATACGAACGAAGAATAAACAACATTCACCGCATTTATGACATATCTCTTGTAACGACACCTGCATATAGCGATACCGAAGCTGTAGTAGGTGCCCGGAGCTTAGAGAAAGTAGAAGAAATGAAAGAACAACGAAGCACACCAACGGATGAAACTTTAAAAATTGAATTGGAACTATTAAGCCTTGATCTTCCCGAATAAGGCTTTTTTGCGTTCTATGAGGAGGAAAAATAAAGATGACAAAAAAAGAAATTGAACTGCGTCAGCAGTTTACACAAAAGAAAGAAGATGCTGATAAAGCACTAGCAGAAGGTAAAACAAGTGAAGCGCGCCAGCTTATTGAGGAAGTGAAGGAGCTGAAAAGTCAAATTGAATTAATGGTAGAAGGACGATCAATTGACGTTCCTGACCTGACTGGCGGTGATCCTTTTGTGCCGCCACAAGATGGAAAACGTTCGCAGGAGGAAGGCGATAAGGAAGAACGTCAAAAGAAATTCACCAAGTTGTTTATGAAGTCTCTTCGAGGTAAATCCTTAACACATGAAGAACGTGAATTCCTAGAAAATCCTGAATTCAGAGCGATGTCAGGAAAAAACGAAGAAGATGGCGGAATCCTGATTCCCGAAGATATTTCAAGAACTATTAAAGAGTTAAAGCGGGAGCAATTACATCAGCTTGAGCAATATGTAACAGTCGAGCCTGTGGCAACGCGTTCAGGTAGTCGTATGCTTGAAAAAAATGCAGACATGACACCGTTCCAAGACATCAAGGAAATGGGAAACATTCCAGAAACAGACCAGCCTAAGTTTACAAAACTATCATATTCCATCACTGATTATGCTGGGCTTTTACCACTTTCAAATACATTGCTGCAAGATACAGATCAAGCGATCATGACATATGTCGCGAAATGGTTCGTTAAAAAATCAGTCGCAACAAGAAATGCACTTATCCTGAAAATCCTTGACGATTTGAAAAAGGTTGAATTTAAAGGCCTGGATGACATTAAAAAGACTTTAAACGTTACGCTAGATACCGCCATTTCTGCTGGTGCGATCATCATGACAAACCAAGACGGGTTTAACTATCTCGATCAATTGAAAGATGCGGACGGTAAATATCTACTCAAGGATATTCCTTCCGAACCGACAAACAAAATGCTGTTTGGTCGCCGCGTGGTGGTGATCTCAAACAAAATCTTGAAAACAAAAGCAGGGAAAGCACCTGTAATCGTTGGGGATTTAAAAGAGGCAGTTGTCTTGTTTGATCGTCAGCAACAGTCTATCGACTATACGAATCTTGCTGCAGGATCATTTGAAACGAACACAACAAAAGTGCGTGCAATTGAACGAGAAGACGTCCGAAAATGGGACGAAGAAGCCGTAGTATACGGCCAATTATCAATAAAAGAAGTAAAAGAAGTAAAAGAAGAAGAGGTGAAAAAGTCATGAGAGTGACGAAAAATTACACCACTGATGGCGGGGATCGAACTGTCATCGGTGGTGTATTGGAGTTAGCAGGCGGAAAAATCGTCAAAGACGGCGAGGAAGTGAGTAGGAGGCGGCGGATCAGCTGCACCAGGAAGCGTGACACATGAAATGCTTGCTGAAAAAGCGGTCCGGTCGGTAAACATCGGGACGGGAAGTGTAATGCCGGAGCATCTTAATTCGTCTATTGAAACTAGACTCAAAGGAATGGAAGACGAAATAAAAGAGCTGCAAGGAAAAATGATCAAAGAATAATAATTGAAAGGAATTGATCTAACATGGCAAAAGACTATCTAAACGAAAGTAATGGAGTATTCACGTCCGCGGAGGCGGGCCCTGATGGTAAACCTATCACAGCAGTTACGGTGAAAGACAATAGCGAAGAAAATCCTCTTTATGTGAAGGGGTTAAAGGGTGATCCTGGTGAACAAGGTCCTAAAGGAGAAAAAGGCGAACCAGGAGAGCAAGGCCCAAAAGGTGACAAGGGAGATCCTGCAGTAATTGAAACGGGATCTATTAAAAACGACCATTTAGCAGATAAATCTGTTAACTCTCGCACTATAGGCACTGGCAGTGTTATGTGGGAGAATCTCAATTCTGCAGTAAAAGACATGATTACCGATTTACAGACGCGAGTCAATGATCTTGAGGGTAAAGAAAATACTGAATAAGTAGGCGGTCTTCTATGGATTTAAAAACGCTGAAAGATGAATATTTAAAAATTGATACCGACCAAGATGACGCCTTGCTTAAAACCTTAATTACTGCAGCAAAGGAATACATCAAAAATGGAATAGGGCGGTATGTAGAAGGTAACGCTCAATTTGAACTTGTAGTAGGGATGTTAGTCGAGCATTGGTACGAAAACAGGGGGATGTATGAGTCAGGTGTTTCCGGCTCAAACATCCCTTTTACCGTTCATGCTTTGCTGACTCAACTTCGATATGTGGATGTGAAAGGTAATGAAGAAGATAAGCAAATTGAACCGAAGGTTAATCTTCCAAGTAAAGAAAAGGGTGCAGGATGACGAACTGAATTGGAATGAAACCTATGAAAATGTTTTTGAGACATGGGGTTCAATTGAAGGTTTTAGCGGTTCAAAGTCAGACACGCTTGTTGCTGGTGCGTTAGGCGTCAAGTCACCGAAGAAAATCACAATTAGATATCGTGAAGACGTTAAACAAGACATGCGAATCCTTCATCAAACTGGAACAGACGAGGCAGGGAAGCCAATCTATCGCATTTTCGACGTAATGGATTTCAACGACATTGAAAATAAAAAGAAGCGACTTGAAGTCACATGCAATGAGGTCGGCATAAATGGCTGATATGGATATTGATGGATTTGATGATTTAACGAGATTTTTCAACAAGATAGGTGACGACGTCGAAAAAGCTGAAAAGATTGCCCTTAAAGCTGGGGGCGAGGTAATAGACGAGCATCAAAAACGAAATGTGAATAAGAGTTCAAAAAATCAGCCACACATGGTCGATAATATCACCGTTTCAGCTGCAAGAGAATCAAAAGACGGTGAGCTATTTGTAACCGTTGGACCAAATCGGAAAGTCGCTTACAGAGGACGTTTTTTAGAATGGGGCACTTCTAAAATGCCACCACATCCTTTCATAGAAAAAAGTGCAATTGAAGGGGAGGGACAAGCTGTGAAGATCATGGAAAGAATTATCACGGCACCTATTAAATGAGTCTTGATGCTAAGAAAGAATTGAGTGCAGAGTTAATAAAAAACAATGAATTAAAGCAGCTTGTCACGGGTGGTTTTCATAATCTTGTGGCTGATGATGTGGCGGCATTCCCCAGGGTTGTATTTTCAGAGATTACTAATAGAGACCAGGAGTACAGAGACAACCATTCCGCAGCAAGTGAGGTTCGATTCCAGTTAAGCATATTTTCAAAAGCAGACACACGGAAAAACGAAACAGAAATAGCGAAACAAATAGACCGTCTTATGAAAGATTTAGGTTACGGAAGATATGATTCAGTGGATCTTTACGAAACAGATACAAAAATCTTTCACAGAGGTATGAGATACGTCAAAACATTTTTCTAGGAGGAAAACAGATGGGGAAAACAATCTACGGATTAGACATGTTTCATTATGCTGAGCTTATTCAGGATGATGAAAAAGGGCTTGAATACGCAAAGCCTTCAAGAATACCAGGAGCTGTAAACGTAAAAGTCGATCCTAAATCAGAGCAATCTAAATTTTGGGCTGATAATGGCGTTTTTGATTCATTTAACAACATGGGCGATATTGATTTAGAGGCTGAAATAGCAGATCTGCCAATTGAGGTGCAGAACAAAATTTACGGTCACAAGGTCGAGAATGGGATTTCTTTTGCCAGCTCTGATGATAAAGCGGTTTTCTTAGCTTTCGGGTTTAGAGCGAAAACATCCACAGGCGGGCACAGATATTATTGGTTCTTGAAGGGGCTTCCTGAATTGCTGGGCAATGAACACAAAACTACCGAAGGGAAAGCCGATCCTGAAACACCAAAATTTAAAGCAGGTTTCATGACTCTTCAAAACAAAAAAGGAAAAAACCGTTGGAAGGCTCAAGTTGAATTCGACGAAAGTTTTGATCCTGAAGATTGGTTTAAACAAGTTGTATACGACGGGGCGTCGTTTGCAAAGGGAAAAGATACAGAGGATTCCACAAGTTCAGTAGATCTTGGAAAGGGCGTTTAATAACGCTCTTTTTTATTTTGTAATCGGGAGGCAATAACATGGAAGCATTGACAATCATCTTGCATTTAAACGGTAAGGAAAAGGAATTTTCCACACCTAACTTTATCACAGGTGCTTTATTCAGGACCGCGGCAGAAATAACAGAAGACCTTGAATCGAATGATCCTGAAAGAATTTATACAAGTAGACAATCAGAGTTTATTTGTGAAGTATTTGGAAACAAGTTCACTGCAGAAGAATTTGAACAAGGCATTGATTCACGACTTTTATATAGAACGATTTACGCAACTGCAAACTATGTCATTGGGAATATCGTTGAAGCGAGTAAGATCCTGAATCCAGAAACCGCAGAGGAAGCAGAGCCGGGGGAGTAAGTTTGTCCGATGCTGTCCTTGATATGTATAACGCATTAGAGGACATTGGCTTTACTCAAAATCAGATAGACGAAATGGACATTGTCTATCACCTAAAACGTCTTGCACGAAGGAAAGAAGTGAGCAAGGAAAAGCCAAGTAAGAACGCTGCAGCATCGGATAAACCTTTGTACATTGATCAGATACCTGGACTGTAAAAAGGTGGTGAGGGATTGAGCAAAGACATTAAAGTAAAGCTGTATTCTAATTCATCCCAATTTAACGGGGAAATGAAAGCAATTGCCGTTCAAATGAAAAACATAAAGTCTGAGTTTGAGAAAAATCGGACTGCCGTTGGTGTTTGGGGCAATGAACTAAAAACGTCGCAAACGAAAGTCAGAACCCTTTCACAGCAATTAGACCAGCATAAAATTAAGGTCAAAGCACTTGAAAGAGCTTATGCAGATTCAGCCATCAAGAAGGGAAAGGATGCGGAATCTACGCAAACCCTAGCCCGTCGGTTGAACTATGCAACAGCTGAAATGAATAAAACGCAAAACGCGTTAACACAAACGACCAACAAAATTCAGAGGATGGAAGCTGAGATAAAAAGAACATCCTCATCGCTTTATAAGATGGGCCAAAGAATGAATACAGTTGGCAACAAAATGAGAAGTACGGGTGCTTCGGTAGCGATGACTTCAGGAGTTGCTTTCGCTGGCTTGGCCCTCCCACTGAAAGATGCTGTAGAAGTTGGTATGTCATTTGAAACACAAATGAGCAAAGTTAAAGCTATTTCAGGGGGAACAGCTGCAGAAGTCGAAAAGCTGAAAAACCAGGCAAAAGAGCTGGGGGCAACAACTGTTTTCACCGCCAGCCAAGCAGCAGACGCGCAAAGCTTCCTAGCGATGGCCGGATTTAAAGCAAATGACATATATGCAGCGATGCCAGGAATGCTGAATTTAGCAGCAGCAGGTCAACTAGATTTAGCAGCTGCCGCCGATATTTCATCTAACATGATGCAGGCGTTTGCAATGAAAGCATCGGAAGCTGGGCACGCATCGGACGTAATTGCATACGGTGCGGCTAACGCAAACACCAATGTCGAACAGATGGGCGAGGCCATGAAGTTCCTTGCACCTAACGCCAATTCATTAGGTTGGGGACTTGAAGAATCAGCGGCCGCAGTCATGGCGTTTGGTGACGCAGGTTTGCAAGGTTCAATCGCAGGACAAGCCTTTGGTACGTCTTTGATCAGGCTGGCAACGCCAGCTAGAAAGGCGCAGAAGGAAATTGATAGATTAGGCTTTGAGTTCTTTGATGCTGCGGGAGACATGAAGAGTATGCCGGAAGTTGTTGCCGAGATGGAAAAGGGCATGAAGGGCATGACGAAAGAGCAGCAAGCCGCAACCTTAAAAACCATTGTCGGAGCTGAATCATATAAACATTGGGCCGTTCTCTTACAAAAAGGCAGCAAGGCATTGAAGGATAACACGAAGGCACTAAAAGAATCAGATGGTGCGGCTAAAAAAATGGCTGATACAATGCTTGATAATGCGCGGGGCAGTATCATTGCTTTCCAGTCTGCAGTTGAAGGGGCAAAGATTAAGCTCACTGAAAGTCTACTTCCTGCACTTGGTAACCTAGCTGAAAAAGGTGCAGACATCGTTTCCATGTTTAACAAAATGGATTCTGCCACAGCTCAAACGGTTGCTAAAACTGCGTTGTTTGCTACGGGTGTCCTGGGCGCCACAACAGCAGTCGCAACGCTGACGATGGGTATTGGTGCGCTTTTAGCATTTACGGGTCCTGTGGGGCTTGCCATAGTTGGCGGAACGGCTTTACTAGGAGGCATTGCTGTTGCGACGTATGCTTACAATGAGCAGCTGAAAAACCAAAAGAAACGACAAGAAGAAGCAAAGGAATCGGCTCTTCTATATGGAGAGGGCGTTTCTAAAGCGACACAAAAAGCGGCCGGATCATACGTCAACTTGCGTGAAAAAGCCACTTCACAACTGTTTCAGTTAACACAGGTTTTAGGAAAAGAAGCAGATAAGATGGCTAGTAATCTTTTGGCTACTTATCAAAAAATGTCCACTTCTCTTATTAAGGAGTTAGAAGGATTTAAGACTGATGCAATCGCAGTTCTCAAAGGACTATTTGAAGACCAAGAGAAAGAGACAAAGAAAATCGGAGAAGATTGGACAGATCAATTAGTTGGTAACATCGACAAGGATGTTCAAAAAGCACGAGAGAAAATGCGCCAACTTGAAAAATTGAAGGATGAAACAGGTTTATTATCATCAAATATGAATGCTTCTCAAAAGAAACGATTTGAAAGCATTATTTCATTCTTTCAACAGGCTACGAGTAAATTTGCGGCCAATCAAAAAGACGCATTGGCTATTCAACAGAGGGTTTCCGAGAGCCAAAACAAACTCTCTTTTAAAAATGCAAAAAGTTACAATGATCAAATCACAGAGCTATACAAAGAAGGTCAGAAAGCAGCGAAAGAAGACCGAGACTATAGAATTAAAGTCTTGGATGAAGCTATTGTAAAAGATGCAAAAAATGCTGAAAGATACAAAGCGTTAAAAGCGAAAACGAATGCCGATTACCAAAGGGATCTTGCTAAGAACCTAGAAGCGTATAAAAACAATTCAAAAGCGCTATTTGATCAAATGGCTCAAAATGGAAAACTGCTGGACTTGGAAACAGGAAAAGCCCTAGAAAAGCAAAAAGAGTATTCCAGCAATTCAATGGGAATCTTTGTTGAAATGGAAGAAAGTGAAGCAAAGTACCAAGAACGATGGGCCGAAAAACAAGTAGCATTCTTGCAAAAACTTGGAGACAGCAAAGAAGAAGCATTAGAAAAAACGAAGCAAGCGCTCATTGAGTTTAACGAGGGATTGGGCCGTTCTACAGAAGAGTCAGCGAGCAAAGCAAATGAAGCTATTGAAAAGATAGAAAACGAATTCAACCGCGCAACATCTGCCCGTGAATCAGGAAAGAAAATGGGGGATGAATTTGCTGACGGCTTAACAGCTGCCACGCCTAACACGTTAGCAAGTGGAACGATCCTTAAACAAACACTGGATCAAAAACTGGGAGAAGAAAACGGCATCCCTAGAATCGCAGGGAAAGAAAAAGGTCAATCGTTTAGTGAAGGTATCAATGCCTCAAAAGTCAGTGTATCAAACAGTGGAACATTGCTGCAGCAAGCGCTAAAACAAAAGTTAAGTGAAGGCAATGCAGGAGCTAAAACATTCGGCTCACAAAAAGGCCAATCATTTAGCGCAGGTATAAGCTCAACAAAAGGCAGCACAAGCACTGCAGCAAGCAACGTAAACCAAACAGCGTTATCAAACCTAAACAAAAATAACACTCAAGCCACACAAGCAGGGGTGACAAAAGGGAAAAGCCACAGTGCAGGAATAACAAGCACAAAAGGCGCCAATACGTCTGCAGCATCTTCCGTTAGTGCGTCAGCAACAGCCCAGCTTGCAAAAACGACCGATGGCGGGGGCGGACAAAAAGCAGGGGTTCAATTTGCATCGGGAATCCGTAGCCAAGCTGGCAACGCCAGCAATTCAGGCAGCACCGTTGCAAAATCAGGAAAACAAGGCTTATCCAGTGTTAAAACAACTAGCACAGGTGCTGATTTTTCTAAAGGATTTGCTAACGGTATTCGTAGCATGGGAGGCACCGGCGGTACGATATGGAAAGCCGCCTGGACTATCGGTAAAGTCGCCATCCAATCCCTGAAAAAATCAATAGATTCTAAGTCTCCTGCAAAAAAGACCATTGCAGAAGGTGTGAACTTTGGCGATGGGTTTATCATTGGGCTTGGAGAAAAAGCGACGGAAGTGAAAAAGAGCACTGCAGCTATGGCGCAAGGTGCTATGTCGTCCTTTAAATCTGAAATTAATAGAATGGCGTTTAACATCCAGGGGGCAGCAGATGAAATAAATACGATGCGCGCTGAACTGACTGTGAGAAATGAGATTGATACGCCTGTATTAAACCAAAAGCTAGATGCCCTTATTAGTCTTCTATCAAACAATTTACAAACGAACAATGAAAGCGTAAGTGCTGCAGGACAAACAATCAGAATCCATCCTGCGCCTGTCATTATTGGCGGCCAGCATTTAGCAGACATCGTTTTTGAACAAGGTGACACATCCATACTGGATAGAAAGAGCGCTCAAAAGTACGAACAGAGTGCTTATAAAGGAGGGCTGAAAAGATAATGGATCTGTATTTTGATTTCAGAGATGGAATGGGGGAGCAACCTTTGTCGGGGTTACTTCCCTATTTTAAGTTGTTGAGCTTTGCACCTGACGCGCCGAGCACTGATAGGGAGCTTGTACAGTTGACGAGGTTTAACGGACTTGTACCAACGCAGCATCCGCGCGACATAGTGTACAAAGAAAGGTCTATCAAAGTTGAGATATTGCTTGATGCTAAAATCGCGGTCAACTTTTATCAGTACAGGCATGAGTTTTATGATCTCGTTGTTCAGCCCTTCTGGTATTACATTTCATGTGATCTGCTTCCAGGGAGGCGTTTTGCGGTTACGTGTGACGGAGGGTTTCAAATACCCAAAGACAAGCAAAAAAACCAGGTATCCTTCCAAGTGGATTTTAACAATATCACAGGGCTGGCAGAGTCAAAGGGCACGTCTTTAAGCGCGCAGAACTTTTCTAATGAAAGATGGTTTTCAGGAATGGGTATCCAAAGGCGCGACGATCTGCAGTACCGATTTAAAAACAAAAAAAGATTCAGTGTATTCAATCCAGGCGTGCCTATTAACCCGTTGCAGCATGATTACAATGTGCTGATAAACGCAAAGGGAAAAAACGTGACTATCATCAACCACACGAACAATGAGAGGTTGAAAATTGAAGCTGAACTGAAAAAGTCTCAGCAAGTAAGGAACCTGAAACAGTATACCGTTGTTGGTAATAAAAGATTGAAAACGTCGGGAAGGTTACCGTCCTTAGATAAAGGCATGAATGAGATTGAGGTACAGAATACAAATGACTTTGAAATTGTATTCGATACGAGATTTTATTTTCCGTAAAAGGGGGTTGTCATGGCTGCAAAAGATTTTATAAAGGAGATAGCAAAAGACGCGCAGAGGATTTATAAGAAATACAATATTTTAGCTTCTCTTATTATCGCGCAGTCTTGCCTGGAAAGCGGATGGGGAAAAAGCGATCTAGCTCAAAAGGGTAAAAATCTATTCGGAATAAAAGGATCATTCAATGGTCAATCAGTCCTCATGTGGACCACTGAATACGATAAAAAGGGTAAAGCAACCAGAGTACAAGCACCTTTTAGAAAGTACCCTTCATGGTACGAATCTGTACAAGACTTAGCAAAGCTGTATCTAAAAGGGGTAAGCTGGGATCCAAACATTTATAAGGCTGTAATCGGTGAGAAAGATTACACCAAGGCAACAGCAGCACTTGTGAAAGCTGGGTACGCCACCGACCCAAACTACGCAACGAAATTGAATAGTATCATCTTCACCTATAAACTTACGCAATACGATACGGTGGAAGGTGTGGACGATGGCCCAAGCGAACCTGAAACACCAACTAAACCTTCTTATCCGAGCAAAGAGTATCAGGGTAAGGACGTAGAGTTAAATGACGGATTACCTTCTGATATTGATTTCAGGCAGCTGCATGTCTCAACCAAGGACGGCAAAGAACTTGTTGAAATCGTGGGCGCTGTGTTGGAGTTGCAAGACGATACAACAGGTAAGAAGAGTTTCACATTCTCCCTTCTACGGACTGAGGATAATGGGGCAGAATTTGACTTGCTCGTTCCAGGAAACATACTGTACTTGGATGAAAAAGTTTATAACCATCAAAAATATTACATTACAGATATTGAGCTTGATCAAAGCAGGAAAAACGTGCTGCAGAAGAAGGTAACGGCCAACCATGTCTATACTGTACTTCTTGTAAATGACAGGGTCGAGGAAAAAACGTCAAAGAAACTGAACATCAAAGAAGCCCTAGACATTGCACTTGCTGATACACCTTTTCAATATGTCCTAAAAGAAAAAGAATCATCATTTGATACCGTTGATCAAGACGGCTTTGGTGAAAAGAATAGGATCGAATTAATGGATCAGATTGTAGATGACTACGAAATAGAGCTTGATGTAAACAACTATGTCATCTATGTATATAAAAAAATGGGAAGAGTAGTAGATTACACTTTTGACAGCCGATACAATATGCCGGGCTTTAAATTAAAGATCAATGACCAAAACACATCCACAAGAGCTTGGGGTTATGGTGCAGAAAAGAAAGAAAAGAAAAGAAAAGAAAAGTGACGCAAAGTCAACGGATACAAAAACGAGCAAGGATGAAAAGGAAAAAGAGCCTGAATATGAATTCGAACCTATCCTATACATTCATCCAGATGAAGATAAGTTTCTTATTGAAGGAAAGCCGCGATGGGGTGAGCCGATAAGAGATGACACAGTAAAAAAACCAAGCAACATGGTATCAGCTTTGAAAAAGCATGTGAACCCATGCCCTGACGTGGTCGTTGAGGCAGAGTACCAGTATATCTATGAGCCAGCACTACAAGGAATAGAAGAGGATTTTTGGAAGGGTGACACCATACATGTCATTGCGGATAAGGCAAACGGGATTACGTTTGAGAACGATGTGAGGCTAGTGTCTGTCACTTATAATCCCCTTAACCCGTATGACAGCCCTAAAATGACTTTCGCTAACTTTAGGAAAGACATTCAGGACTACCAAGTAAGTCAGGCGCGGCAGATTAAGCAGCAAAAAAGATACATTGATCAATTGATGAGAACGCTCAATTAGGGGCGTTTTTTCTTTTGGAAATGAAAGGAGTGAACATATTGGTCCGGCTTAAAAAGGATTATGATACGACAAGGAATTCGGTCTATGAATCACAGTTACGCGGTGACATGCAAGCGGTTGAGAATGAGCTTAATAAAAACGCAACTGAATTACAGTCTCACAAGGATAGTAAAAAAGCTCATTTGTCTAGTCAGATTATGCATGGTCTATTCACGGTTGCCAACAGGATTGACAACATGTGGGCTAGATTGACAAACCTCGTTCTCAATCATGACGGAAATGATGTAAAGGAAGTTGTAGACATTCGAGTTGCAAGGGATGCATCTATTCATCCCACAGCAAAAGATAGATTAGACTATGACTTTCAATTACTTGAAGAAGAAATAGAAGCAGCTGCCGTTTCCCTGAATTTAAAGAGGTTTATTAAAAAGTACGGAAGTTTTACCGCAGGATTCAAGGCAGCTCTTAGTCTTGCAAAATTATATCCTGTGCACATTGTTGTTCCTCAAGGACAATACAAACTAATGGAGACTGCACACATCTATAAAAACACTCACTTAACCTTACAAGCTGGTGCAGTTATTAAACGCGGCTTTGTAGGTTCAATGCTTGTAAATGGTGACAAAGATGATCAAACCAAAGGCTATGAGGGGCATGGGAATTTGCTGATTGACGGTCAGGGGATGTTTGATAGCGCAGGCGATGAATATAAGGAACAGTGTTCCGTTATAGGATTTGCTCACGCAGATGGAATAGTTATCAAAGGTATTCACATACGTGATGTCTGTGGTGGACATGGATTAGATTGCGCTGGTAACAAAAACGTGTTGATTGATGATGTCAAATTCTCAGGATTTGCAGATTATAAGGGTGACAGGTGGTTTTCAGCAGCTATTCAATTAGACCTAATGAGATCATCTGAAAATTTTGGGGCGTTTGGAAGCTATGACAATACCCCTTCTGAAAATATAATCGTTCAAAGGTGCCATTTCAGTAAATCAGATAAGCTAGGCGGCTATGCACGAGCAATGGATTCACATACAAGCACAGATGGTTTTTGGTATAAAAATATCAAGTTTTTATTCAACATTGTGGAAGATACAACTGAATGGGCTATTTCAGGAAACAAGTGGGAAGATGTCTTGATTGAAGGGAACACATTTTTAAATTGTGCATCTGGTGTAAGGTTGCTACTTCCGGCCGTTACATCAAAATATACGCAAGATAAGAATGGGAATCCTACAAATCGAGTCAATAAAGTGAAAAGGCACATTGTTTCAAAAAATACTTTTATTAACGTAAAAGGCCGCCATGCCGTACAAGTTTATGGACGTAAAGGTTATCAAACAATCGAGGATGTAAAAATTAATGGAAACTTTATAGATGGCGTTAAAGTGAAACATGCTATTCATCTGTCTGATGTAGTCGGCTTCACTGTTTCAGACAATGAGTTTAATAATGTAGGACATCATGGGGTTTTATTGACTCGTTGTAAAAATGGACAAGTTGACTTAAGCATTGGAAGAAATATTGAAGGGAACGGCATTAGAGTGGAGTTTGGATGCGAAAACGTCAGCATCAACCGCACGCGACTAGATGAAGTGGGTTATTCAGGAATATCAGTTTCTGGAGACTCAAAAAATATTGATATTGATGGAGCTAATATCAACAATGCGGGAAAGCGTACTTCCTCTTCAAATCCATATTACGGGGTCATCTTGATGGATGGTGTAGAAGATTCTTCGGTTAAATTTGTAACTGTCAAAGGAAAGAAATGCAGGTATGCAATGTATTTAACTAGCAAATGTTCAAGAAATTCAGCATTTCGGAAACAGACTTAAAGGAGCTGGCGCAGAAGGTTCTTTGAAAGATAACAGCGTTGATCCAATTAAATCAATAGAAAATGTAATTTGAGTGAGGTGATAACAAATGATTCATAAGAACGGGCCGATTGAATTTGATGTAAACGCATATACCAGTTCAAGCGTATCAACCAGTATAAATTTTTGGACGCAGGATCGTCAGACAGCAAGACTCATATTCAAACTCACGAAAGATGGAGTCCCTTTGCCTCTAGCAGCTGTCACAGGAAAACTTGTATTAGTTATGTCAGATGGTAGCCGATTCATTCGAGACATAAATATTATTGATCGAGTGGAGGGGCAAGCGGAATACATCTTGTCTGATCAAGAGATTAAGCATCATGGAAATGTACAAGCTGAGCTGAATTTGTATTATGCAAATGATCAATCTATGTCCGTACATCAATTCTCTTTCCATATATCTAAGTCTCTTATAGATCAAGATATTGTGCCGATCACTGAGTATTATGTGGATGAGTTCGAGGCATTAAGAGCAAAGATAAATGAGCTTTACGAAGAATCTATACAAACGATTGATGATCTGAGGGCCAAGTTCGAGGACTTGAAAAAAATTGAAACAAAGGAAGGCGCGCAGTCTAAAGCAGATACGGCGCTTGCAGAAGCTAAAAAATATACGGATGCTCACGCGGAAACACCTGCAGGTGCAAAAGATAAAGTAGCGGCGGCACTGGAAGAGGCAAAAGAATACGTTGATCCGCACCTTGAAAATAAAAAGATTCACGTAACAGAATCAGAGAAAAGCAGTTGGAACAAGAGCCAGCTTTATAGGCTTACGCCTAATGATGGTAAAGTTGCAAGGGTTCCGAATGGTACCGACATATTTACCCTACCCACAGGTCCTTACATGGGGGCCCAGCTCCTAAATGCTCCAGTAGAAAATGATACAAGCTTTTATTACGTCAATGTGTTGGAGACGGCCTATGAACAAAATGAAGTAGTTTATAAGTGTATTATCGCTACAAGGTCTTTTGATAACATAACTTGGATCGGTACATTTCATGCCCAAGGTTTCAAAGGATGGGATCGAGTGTTATCCGAAAAAGACTTAAACAGCAGCTGGAATCAAGTAACGTTAGTCGCTGGAACAACAATAAAACAATTTGCTGGAAATCCACTTAAATTTTCAATTCGTCAAAATGAATTACTACTTAGGGGATCGTTTGAGGGAGTCCCGGTGAATGATGCAGTCATTGCCCGTTTTACTCAAAAACCGGCATCAAAAGCTGTGTTTCTCGGTGCAACGGTAGGTTCTTATGGGTCAGCTAGATTTACATTAGAGAAAGATGGTTCTTTACGCTTTGATGGGATGTCCGCTAACGATAATTCTTTTGTAAGCAGGTTTGAAATAAATGAATCTATTCCGTTGTGGTAGGAGGGAAGGGACATGCACATATATTATTATGACGAAAATTTTATGTATACAGGCGAAGATGTAATAAGTGATTACGACGAGCTACCGAAGAACGCTACGGACGTAAGACCGAAAGAGGATTTATATCTTCCTGAATATGATGCGGACAAGAAAGAGTGGATTGAATCGGCATCCGAAGAGTATATAGAGAGCATGCAGCCGAAACCGCCTTTACCTAATGATATAACCACTCTTAAAAAACAGGCGGCTTTACTCACATTGCAAGTTACGCAGCTGCAGAGAGGCGGGTCATCATGATTTATCCAACGGCGACTGACATAAAAGTCTTTTGGGATTGGGGCGTTTACACTCTTGAAATAATGAGAGAGTATGTTTCTTTAAAGGTAATCACAAAAGAAGAGTTTGAGCAGATCACTGGCGTTTCATTCGACAAGCCAGCTGCTTCTGCAGATTTAGGTTCAACAGCATCTTAACAGGTGCTTTTTATTTTGCCTTCGAAAGGAGGTGACAAACGAATGGGGGATATAAAATTGTTTATTAACTTTGAAACTTTGGATTTAGCGAAGACTTATTTATTTGGCGGTGTGAAATTTTTGGACTTGCTCTTGCTGCTAAGCGTCATCGACGTTTTAACAGGAATCATCAAAGCGTGGAAAGTCGGCAAGCTGCGCAGCCGTACAGCATGGTTTGGCTACGTAAGGAAAATGCTTAGTTTTGTTGTCGTGATTGTTGCTAACATCATTGATCAGATCATGGGACTAAATGGAGTGCTGACCTTCGGGACAGTATTGTTTTACATCGCAAACGAAGGGCTTTCTATCACAGAAAACCTTGTACAGATCGGTGTTAAAATTCCAGCTTCCATCACAGATCGACTTCACGTCATCGAGTCTGACAGCCAAAAAGAAGAAGAGGAAAAGAAAGCTGCTGAGTAATCGGCGGCTTTTTTCTATAAAAAAACAAATTAAGGAGTAGATGAACATGACAAAGAAAATTATGATTGATCCGGGACACGGCGGACACGATCCCGGCGCAGTAGCAAACGGGATGAAAGAAAAAGATCTTGTACTAACTATCGCAAAGAAAACTAAAGCGATTCTTGAAAAGGTGTACGGGGCAACGGTCAAACTCACGCGTTCAACTGACGTTTATATTGATCTGTCTCAAAGAGCTAGACTAGCAAATAATTGGGGCGCCGATTATTTTGCGTCTATCCATATCAATGCAGCTGGTGGCACAGGCTTTGAGACGTTTCGTTACGACAAATTATCTGCATCATCCAGCACAGGAAAGCAGCAAACAATTGTACACGATGCGATCTATAACAAAATCAAAGAAAAAATAGGAGACCGAGACCGCGGGACCAAGTCTAAAAACCTTGCTGTTTTAAGAGAAACAAAAATGCCAGCGATTCTGACAGAGAACCTTTTCATCGACCGTAAAGAAGATGCCGCGCTGCTGAAACAAGATTCGTTCCTAAATCTATTGGCCGAGGGACACGCAGAAGGAATTGCGGCGGCCGTCGGTTTAAAAAAGGTGTCATCGTCATCTAAAACAAGTCCTAAAAAAGAAACGACACCAAAGGGCGTTAAAATGGCCGTAGTGAAGAAGAATGCTGATGGGTGGTTATGGGTCTATGATAAGCCGAATTGGTCAGCGAAGCACAAAAAAGTAAAGCCGGGTGAAGCATTTACGATTGATAAGGTCGTAACAGTCAACGGATCAAAAATGTATAAACTGAAATCAGGTCTTTATATCACAGCTGCCACGAAATACGTTCAAGTAAAACAAAAGTAAAATGAAAAATCCCTCTCTTATGAGAGGGAAAATATCAAAATGGAAGTTCAGTATCATTCATATAAAGCGGACCCCAAGAATTGGTATCATCTTCTTCAATTCCGTATTTTGTTTTAGTACCTAGTATTTTCTCATATCTGTTAAAAAATTCAGTTGTTTCATTCCGATAAAATTGATCATTATTAGAACTGTATTTCTTGATTTTTGTATAATCATCGTTATTTACTTTAGCAATAGCATTGAAAAGTTGTTCCTTGAACCCGAAATCTTCATAAGCTTGTATAAGAGTTTTAAGATCTTCAATTTTTTGTTTATAGTGATACCCGACTACATAAATAAACTTTTTATCTATTTTATAATTATCAATAACTTCCCAACCTTCATTAATGTAATTTTTCAAATCCGAATATTGGATCTCTTTAATGTCTATATATTCGTTCATTTAACCACTCCTTTAATTCTATTTTAAAAAGGATAGCACATTTTTTGAATGCTTTGGGGAGAGTGCGATTTTTTCTAATATAATAGGAGTTTTATATTTTTGGAAAAAAGCCAGGGATCTTCCCCCATTTAATTGATTTTTGATCATATGCCATTTCTTTTAAGGATTTAAAAAAGTTTTTCGAATCATAAAAAAGGAGTTCTTTATCATCTAGATCACCAAAGTATTTTTTTGTGGTTTCAACAATGTACTCTTTAGTTGTATCTTGCGTATCAAAAACCCCATACGCAATAAATTTCACATTAGACTTTTTTATAGCATCTATAAGATGTTTATCGTATTGAGGATTTAAACCTTGGCCTAGAACGGTAATACCACCATCACTATTTAAAAGCTCTTGATAGCAATGACTTAAATAATTATTACTTTTGATTTGTGCTAATTTTTTCTCTGAATCTCCTTCTGAGACATAAATAGGAAAGTGTCCCATCTCATACTCTTTTGTAATATTATCCATTAAAATTTCTCCTGTTACTTTGATTACGTCACCGCGATCTACATAAAGATGTAATGCACCATGTAAGTAAAATAATTTAAATTGATCCTTTTTAAGGGTATCCGGTTGGAAAGAAAGCTTTCGATCATCCCTATATCCAAATCCATCCCTGATTTTCTTTTTCCCTCTCAGAGCTAGTAATGCCCAGTATGACAATAAATCGTAATTAGTTGTGAATATGTTTTTTTTGAAGATATTAAAACTCCAAGCTAATTTATCAATATCTAAGTAAGCATATTCAGGATGTATTTCTTTTACAGACATAATTAGGAGATCTTTGATAGTTTGATAACTTTCATCTAAATAATCTGTATTTTTATCAAACGTTTTATTAATTGTTTGAGCCTTGAATAGTGAATTTAAAACTTGTTCAAAGTTTGTAGTATCAAAAGCTCTAAATAATTTTTTTTCCTTTTCATCAAAAAGCCCCTTTTTTTGTAAAAAATCGTATAGACCACCGTATCTAAAATTCGAATCAAATTCTATTGAGAAGCCATTTCCTGTGAGTAAATTATCTAATATTTCAGGATGCTTTTCTGATAATGCTTTAAAATCATAAACTTCTGTCATATGAATATCCTCTTTCCTTTTTCAAAATATTTCAATCTTACATATTACTTTGTTGGCTTCACGACGATTATTTCGTTTTCTCTGTTATTAACAGCGTGAACATCTCCTGAAAGTTATCCGGTTTTTAATATGCTGATCGTATTTTTCTTATAATCTTATCGGATAAAATCTTCTTTTTTTTAAGAGAGTACTATACTATTACCATCATGTATTGGTCACTATTTAAAATTTTTGACCAAAATCATGACCAAAATTTGACCAAAAAATATTGAGAATCATAGAGGTTCTATTTCAAATTTAAAATAATATAACAATAAAAAAACCTTTGTTTTCAAGGGTTTAGAGTGTTGCATATACTGTATGGGAACGCGATCAGTATATGTCTCAGTATTAATAATAAAAACCCCTTGGAGCCATTGGCTTCAGGGGGTTTTTATTTTTGTGGGTGTTTCTAATATTTCAAAATGAAGAAGCCGCCACCCACAATTCACCCACAAAAAAAGATAAAAAAATCACTCCATTATCTTGGAGATATACTCTTCATACTTATTCATTGAATCAAGGTCAATTTTTTTGCTGATATGAGAATAAATATCAGATGTTACTCTAATGCTTTTGTGGCCCAGTCGCTCTTGAACATATTTCATAGATGTCCCAGATTCTAAAAGTAAAACAGTGTGTGTATGTCGAAGGGCATGGATAGGCATTTTTGGTAGGCCTGCTTGTTTAAGTATACGTTCAAATGCATTGAATAAAGATGATTTCGTAAGTAGAGAACCATCTTTCCGTGAGAATACTAAATTCAAGTCATGCAATTAGTAAGGTTCCTTAGTGCTCTTCAGGGCAAATTCATTATAACCACATTGGGGGCATGAAGCGGATGAAACCAACTGAAATTAAAGTCTTTGAAACAACGATTCAAAACGCAAATGAAGCAGATAATGTCCGCATAATCGTGATTGACGGCAACGAAGGAACTGCACAAATCACAGACGCGCCTGAACACGGAAAAACAATCATTCAAACTGCTAAAGGTCATTTTGTGAGAGTTGACCATGAAATAGGATACAAGATCAAATAATTGGAGGCTGAGAGTTATAACGTATTAAGAAGAAAGTTCGATAAGTTAAGGTAAAACAGAAATTTTAAATACAATGTGTATTTATTTAAAAATTAATGTGAATATTTCATTGTGAAATGAGGACAATACTTATGAATTTATCACAGGAGGGATTTGCATGGAATATCCATTTAAAAATCTTGTTTTTGAGGGAGGAGGAGTTAAAGGAATAGCCTATGTAAGGGTTTTGGGAATTTTGGAAAATCATAAAATTTTAGACAATGTTGAGCGAGTTGGAGGGACCTCTGCTGGAGCTATTGTTGCAATGTTGGTGAGTCTAGGTTATAGCTCAGCAGAATTAGAAAAGAGTCTTAGGGAGATGGATTTAGAACAATTTATGGACTCTGATTTTGGAGTTGTTAGAGATACATTTAGATTGATAACAGATGATCATGGTTGGTATAAAGGTAGAAAATTTATGAAATGGATTGAAAGTCGCATAGAAGAAAAAGGGATAGACAAAAACGTAACATTTAAAGAGATACAGGACAATCCTAAATTTAAAAACATTTACATTCAAGGAACTAATCTGTCAACTTACAGGACTGAGACATTTTCTGCTGAAGATCCTAAATTTGCTGATATGAAAATAAAAGATGCTGTCAGAATATCTATGTCAATACCTATATTTTTTGCTGCAGTCAAATTGAATGGATGTTTTTATGTAGACGGCGGACTCCTTTCTAACTATCCGGTAAGACTTTTTGACAGAGAACAATATGTAGAAACAGAACATTCTGAGGAAACTGAATTATACAAAGAAATAAATGTATCTTTGCAAATTGAAGCATATAAAGAAATGAATTCATCTTCACTTAGTTTAGAAAGCAGTTTTATTCCAGGAAAGTACGTTTATAACAAAGAAACGTTAGGATTCAGATTAGACTCAAAAAATGACATAGAAATTTTCTCGGGATTAGCGCTCCCAAAAGAACATGAAATTAACACATTCTTTGATTTTATCTGGAGCTTAGTGTCGACGATCATGGAACAGCAAGCTAACCAACAATTGATTGGTGATGATATGGACCGAACAGTTTTTGTGGACACTGGTAATGTCTCTTCAATTAATTTTTCAATATCTACTGATGAACAAAATGAGTTAATTAAATCAGGAAAAAAGAGCTGCGAAGAATATCTGAGTAAATATAAGAATCCCGAAACAAATTTAAGAAATAGTGTCTGATAAGATTTTTATTATATGGAAGATGTTCTGTTATCAATCTGACAGACCATCTAATTAAAACACAGTTGGTGTAGCATCTAAATAATAATTTTTAAAAAGAGAAAGAGCCCCGTGGTTCATTCAACGGGAAGTATGGTGTCTTAGCATTCAGAGCTATCAGAAATAAGCGTTCAGTCTGGACCGTTGCAACCAAGCCAACCAAAGACGCTCACTTTGCAACATATCCAGTGGAAGTGATAGAGCCATGTGTATTAGCTGGCTGCCCTGTAGATGGCATTGTTTTGGATCCATTCATGGGTCAGGAACCACAGGTATAGCAGCGCTCAAGCATAGTAGAAATTTCATGGGAATTGAATTGAACCCTGAATATATAAAGATCGCAAACAAACGCTTAAACGGCGTGCAAATTGAACTGTTGCATCATCTATAAAAAGCCTAGCGGCTTAGGAGGAAAAATTAATAAATCTTTATCAGAAATTAAAGAAGTTCTAATTGGATGTAAAAGTACACAATTTATAATTTCTTCTTTTTTAGAGCCATCACGAGGAATTAATTGTATAATTATATTTCTTATAAATAACATTAAAGGATGGTTCGATTTTTGGAAACTAAGTATACAATAACTTTATTAGCTGCTATTTTAGGAGCAATATTAGGTCAGTTATTATCACATTTTTTTACTCATCGGCGAGAACAAATAAAGCTTGAAAAAGAAGTGTATCTTAATCTTGTTGCTCCATACTTAAACGATGTGATTTTTTATATTAATAGCGAAACTATAACTAGACGCGAACACGATGTTGATCACAGAATAGACATTGTACAAGTTATTAATAATATAAATGAAAATATTAAGTATGGAAATTCGGAGTTGTTTCTTGCAATATTCCATTATCAAGAATCAAGGATATACTTTGATGGAAGTGGATTTCATAAACAGAGAGGAGAACTAGAATTTTTATTCTGGTATTTAAATTTTGTTTTACATGAGGGGATAAAAGGTATTGGATATGAAAGTGAAGATACTTTTAAATTGATATCTGTTATAAGAAGTACTCAAATTAAGTGCGGGTTTTGGTATTTAATGTGTAGACATATTGGATTTGACGAGTCGAGATATGCAACAGCAGTTTTATATGAGAATTTGTCTGATCCTTTTTCATATTACACAAATGCTGATGTAACTAAAATGATAAAAAATAAAGAGGAATTGTCAGAGTATAAAATATTATTTAATGATGTTTACAAAAATATAAAAGTTCAAGATATTTCTTATGATTTATTCGGAAAATGATATATTCAGTCCAAGACGGAGAGCCTGCGGACACTGATCAACTCCTTTTACGGGTGCAGGTTGGTGTCCGTTTTTTATTTGTCTGAACGGAGGATGAGCATGAAGAAGGAGAAACCAAAAAAACAGCTAGCCGCAGAAGCTCACTGACAGAGAACTTATGGGGCAAAACATGCAGCGTTTAAAAAGAGCCAAAGGCGAGGCATGCAAGCGCAAACAGGAGGAAACCATGAACGAATTGATTCTTGAGTATAAACGAGCGTTGAAAGATACAAAAAGAAGATATGAGCAGATGGAAGAAACTGATCCAAGCCGTAAGATTTTCAGCGCAATGATAAATGATCTTGAGTACGTGATGAAATGGTTGTCCACTGGTAGGCAGCCGGAAGCAAAACGAGCGATTGACCGAAGATCAGTTTATCAACGCACTGTGTTTGCTTCACCAAAAGTCTTGAAGCTTTAGCGAATCAATACAACTTCCCGAAAGAGTCACCGCGCACAGTGAGTGATGAAGATGAGTACGTCTTATCTACCCTTACACAAAAGCAAAAGGAAAGGAAATGTATCTCTCACATGTTGCTGACGGCAATTCACTAGATAAGATTGCAAGTCTCATGGGAGTTAGTAAAGGAACAGTTCGAAAAACTGTAGATAGAGCAAAGAAAAAGATTGCTATTCAACTAGATTTAATACGATCGAAGGGAGCATGAACCATGAACAAAAAAGAGATTGAAGGACTCATTCACAATTATCACTCGATGGCGAAAGAGGTTCAACGGCTCCAGCGTGTTTTTATGGTACTGACATTCCTATGCGAAGTTGGGGTGTGTCGCAATACGGCATCGAGGCAACCTTACCAAAAGGGAGCAAAGGAAAAAGCCAAGCTGAATTACGTGACATGGATATGAGGGAAGACAGATTGTTTAAACGTCTTTGGAAATTCGAGGAACGTGTATATGCAAAAGAGGCAGCAGCAAGCAAAATAGAAGGAGAAAAGCACAAGGTGGTCTATGACTGCATGATGGAGGGTATGAGTTATCGAGCCATTGGTCTTCACTTGGGCCTGTCTCGTGAAAAGGTCCGCCAGATGAAAGATAATATCATCGACCAATTATGCCAGTATAGCCACTTTGTGCACTTGTTGAAAGACGAAAAATCCGTAGTGTAAAATGGAAGGCAGGACGGAGAGGCATAATTTTCCCGCGTCTCCACAAATTAATATATTTTCACTTGCTCTTGCGAGTTTGGGATTCGTTCGACAAATTTTGCGAACACCACAATTTTATCAAACTTCTCCGATATTAATGTTGAGGAGTGAGTGAAAATTGAGTAAAAAGAAGAAAACCACAACTAATAATAAGCAAAAGAGCGAGCGAAAGAACGAGCAATTAAAGGAATTAGAAGATGTGATCTACACATATCCAGAGAAAGACTTGATTGCTTATTTTAAGGAGATATTCATATTCGGTAAAAAGAAGGAGCATTATCAAAGGAATTTGTCTTTACTTCACAGCCTAGATATTGATTCTATAGATTTTGCAATAGCTAGGTTTTATCATATGGACAACAGTCTAGATCCTGTTAGAAGAAATTTAATGGCAGTGATCCCTTTATTCGTTGCATATCTTACTATTGCTTTTAATGTCAATGTGATTAAATGGATAGGTTTTGGATTTGTGACCATATCAGTTTTAGCTGTATTGAGACAATTGGATAAAGACAGAAAGAATAGAATTGTTACAGGTTACATGTTAAAAACATTTGAGCAAGTAAAGGCAAGAAAAGAAAAGGATGAAAAGTGATTTTCGTTCGACAAATTCTGCGAATAGTTCCATGTGCTCACTTTCTGCCGATATATAAAGGTAGGGGGTGAAATAACAAATGGAAACGAAACTATATTACGATTACTGTGTTCATAAAATAAAAGGTTCACTAGACGATAAAGGTCCTCTAGCTGAACTTGAAAAAAATCTGAAACTTCAAGGTGAAGATGGCTATAGACTCATTAATGCTATACCTCAAGTTTATGAAGGTAGTACAGAGTCAACAATACTAATATTTGAATTAGAATATGAAGACAAGGCCTAAGTTGAGTTTTCAAAAAGCATCCTGCGGGGTGCTTTTTTTGTTCCCTGTAAACTGCTTCCGATAGTTCTTTACACCAAGCATCGGCTTAAAGGTAGAGTGCGGCGGCAGTTTAGAGGAAATAAAAATCCCAAAACAAACACGAATTAGAAGGAGATGGCAGGTGAATGTAAATGGAATCGAAGCACATTCAGGCGGAGAAAGATTACGTCAAAGGTATGAAATACAAGGACCTTGCCGAGAAAAACGGGGTGTCGATCAACACCATAAAATCGTGGAAAAAGCGGCATGGTTGGGAAAGAAAAAAGGGTGCACACAAAAAAGGTGGTCAACCCGGTAATGTTAACGCGCTAGGTAATAGCGGGGGCGCAGCACCAATACGTAATCAAAACGCAAAGACACACGGCTTATACTCAAAGCACATGCCAGCTGAAGCGTTTGAAATCATGCAGGACATTCTGCCAGTTTATTTACTTTGGGAGCAAATTCAAATTCAATTCACAGCCATTGTGCGGGCACAGAAAAAACAAAGACGAAATGAGCAAAGAGCTGAAAAAGAAAAAATCAGTCGTTTCAGATTCTACCGATATTGAGGAAGAAGAATACGAGTTTCAATCCAATTGAAGCGAAGCCAAAGGCATCAACTAGCTTTCTTGATACGGTTCTTCAAAAGTCTGCGGGTACTAACAATTGAATTGGGATCTATCCTCAAAGACCTTAGGGATGAACTAGAGGAGATCCGCAAATGAGAAAGATTGATCAGCTGATAAAAAACATCAATACCTTTGTGCAAAAAGCAGAGGAAGATGAGGTCAAAGAACTTGAAGCAGCTGTAGCAGATTTCCCTGAGCTGAAAGACATTCCCTCTTTGGTAGAAGAATACGAGAAAACCATCGCTAGATTGTTCAGATTGCAACGCAGGACATTTTTGAACGCTCTGAATGTTTTATATCCAAGGACGATTCGGAGACGTTAGAATCCATTCTGGCGTTTTTTAATAATGATCTATTCACTTCAGATGAGTTTGCAGAGCTATTTGGAAAAGAAACGGCTGTCTTTCTAACACTGACCGTCACGCAGCTGGCCGAGAAAATCATGAATTCCATCGATGCAGATATTCCATTCAAGGTGCTTTCTGAGAAAACTGAACAGTGGATTGAATCATGGTCACAGGAATTGGCGCAGCTGATGCAGCTGAATACTCATACAGTCATTGAACAAACGTTGAAAGAGGGCATCAAAGATGGCCGCTCTATCCAGGAGATTGAACTGGAGCTGAAGGACCTTCCTGAATTCAGCCGGAAACGCGCACGTGTAACAGCCATTACAGAGGTGTTGACCGCTTCTTCCGTCGCTCAACATGAATCATATGTCCAATCCCCGGCAGTAACGGGGAAGAAGTGGAAGCACAGCGGAGGGAAAAAGAATCAGTCGAGGGATAGTCATGTGCAGCTGGATGGAACCATCATTCCTTTGGATGAGGAATTCGAGATACCAGGAAGCGGAGAGCGGTGCATGTTTCCGAGAGATACACAGCTCACGCCAAAAGAGAGAGTAAATTGTCACTGTGCGGTTGGCCCTGTGGTTGACCCAGTCATTTTGGGTTTGTCACCTGAGGAAAAAGAAGAGATTAGAAGAAAAAATTTGAAACAAATCCTCCCTTCTTTCGTATAAAAAGAAAAGGGGAGAGATTAATGCAGCTTATTCTTAGTATTTTAAAAGATTATGGAGTAATTATAGGATCTATCTTAACAGTATCTCTTACGTCTATATTGCTATCTCAACGAAATGAAATTAAAAAGAATCGGAAAATTATAGCTGAAAGTCTTACAGGTTCTAGTGGTACGCTTTATATTTCTATGAAAAATATTTTAAATAGAAGTAAAGTATCTGATCTATCAAGAGAGTTAAAAGAGTTTTTTGAGAAAAATGCGAGCGATCACGAATCTATTGTTAAGTTGAAAGACAAACGTATAATAAGACAATTTCTTGAATTAGAGGAGCAATATTATGATTATGTGTTGAATGAAAGTAGTGAAAAGCTAGATAAATTAATGATAAATTTTGTTTATTTAAAAAACGAAATAGAAAAAATATTTTTTGCGGAGCACAGAGTCATTAATAAGGATATAAACTGGCATTTAATCGTTGAAAAAACAGAGAATATTTGGTTTAGATTGTTTTTGAAATTCTATAAATTTATAAACCACACAGTTACTTTCTCAGTTGTTTTAACTGGCTTTCTGGTTTTTTTATCATTAATTGATAAGCTGTTTAACTATCATGTCTATGACGGAATATCTAAATACGCTATAAATGGCTTTATCTTTAGTATTGTGTTGTATTTTCCTGTTTTGCTTATTCAGTTATTCATCTACCTTAATGATCCAGAAAATTCGAATCGGATAAATATATTCTATAAAGAAATAATTCCTAAAAAATTAGGTCAGAATAATACTCTTTTTAGATGGTTAGCAGGAGGCGATGCAAAAAAAGTGGATAAAATAAAAGCTTTAAAGGAATACGAAGAAAAATACAAGGGACAATTTACAACGAAAGGAGGTGAATGAATTGCCACGCGAATTGATAAATGCAAAGATCACACACGTATCATACGTGGACAAGGCTGCTAATCAAAAGCAGTTCTTTTTTATGAAATCAGAAAAAGAAAATGACTTTCAAAAGGAAATCAAGGTCATTGCGAAGGCTGATGATGCACAGCGTCTTGTGTACGGCATTGTATACGAACCCAACGAGCTGATGCGCATGGAGATTACATGACACCAGAGGAAATCGAAAAAGCAGCTCATGGGTTCCTGAAGGATGCACGTGAGATCGACAAGCAGCATGATTTCCAAGGCGGTGTCGGGGAAGTCGTTGAATCATACATTGCTCCGTCTGATTTTGAAATGGGCGGTGAAGTTATCAAGAAAGGGTCGTGGGTCCTTGTGGCAAAAGCATCTGATGAAATCTAGGAACAGATTCAGTAGGGTGAGATCACCGGATACTCAATGGCCTGAACAACGGATATAGGTAAGCAACAGCGTGAGCTCTGGCGGCGGTTTTCTACTACCCGGATAAAGAAGCAAAAAACAACGGTGTTTCTGGCAGCTGTGAAAACATAGTCAGGAAATGCCTATGATGTAGCTTCTAAAACTTGGACTAGATGGCATTAATCCTTGGAATACAATTATTACTGCCGATCTATTTGTTGTGATACCTGCAGTCATTATCACAGCAGTCGTTTACTTTATTAAAAGAAAGAATACCAAAACATCTAATAGTTGATGACTTTAAATAGAGCCGTTCATATTAATTCGGCTCTTTTTTTATATTAGCTAGTCAAAATTGCTCCCGAATAAAGCTTTACTATAGCAAAACACCCTAAATTTTGCGGTTTCTTTTCGGTGTCGAAAGATTCTTAAAATGATAATATATGTCATTATAGGGAATAGCAAGGAAGGGGTAGGGTCTTATGGAGAAAGTGCTTTCTTCTCATGTCGGTTTGAAAATCAATGAATGGTATTACCATATTCAAAGATTTAACGTACCGGACGCCGAAGCATATAAAGAAGAAATAAAATCTTTGCTCGATAACATGGAGGAAAACCAGGATTTATTATTATATTTTTCTCTCATGGAATTCCGACATAAATTAATGTTGGATTATTTAAATCCATTGGAGAATGGAAAAGAGCGTGCCAACTTTAGAGAATTAGCAATGAAGATCAAAAGGGATCAAGAGAAATTAACAGGCTTACTTGATTATTATTTTAATTTTTTCTACGGTATGTATGAGTTTGAAAACTATGAATACCTCAACGCCATTACCTTCTATAAACGAGCAGAAAAAAAGCTATCTCTTGTAAGTGATGATATTGAACGTGCCGAGTTCAATTACAAGATGGCTGAAATCTATTACCACATGAAACAAAACCACATGTCCATGCACCATATAGCCCAAGCAATAGAATGTTATCGAGAAAAAGAAACTTATACTGTCAGACAGATACAATGTTCCTTTGTCATTGGATTAAATTATATTGATATGGGTTGCCCCGAAAAAGCAAAGCCTCATTTTGAAAATGCACTAGAAAAAGCAACGGAAAGCGACACCAAAAGATTAGTAGGATCAGCGCTGTATAATTTGGCTTTAAGTTATTTCCACAATGATGAAATTGTTGCTTCAATAAAATATTTAAATGATTCAATCAATGCTTTTAAAGAGCGAGGATATGAGCATTTTAACAGAATACTCGATCCTTTAAGTGTGCTTGTACGGTCGTATTTTCATGAAAAGGAAAACGATTTAGGGTTATATGCTCTTAACCAGGGCATAGAATTGGCTGAAAAATTAAATGATGACGTGATGCTTAAAGTGTTCACATTTTATAAGGCGCTTTATGTCAAAGATGATTATGATAATGTCTTGAGTGATACCGAATATTTAACCGAAAGAGGAATGTATGCAATTCTTGAAGAATTATCGAAAGATGCAGCAAGGAGATATAAAACAGTAGGAGATAAGGACAAGGCGTCGAACTTCTATGAGAAGGTTCTTTACTTCCAACAATTAATTAAAAGGAGCGATTGCCTTTATGAAATTTAA